CGCGAGGTGCGGGCGCCTGAACTTCCCGACGAATCGACCCGCCGCTGATTTGGTCAGCGAACGGTTTCATCAATTCGGGTAACGCTGTTTTGAGACCTGCGGTGACCGATGCGGAGACTAGACCGGCGAGCTTTTCGTCCTGTGCGTTCTGTGCCGTATCGTTAGGCTTTTCGTCGGGCATAGTTAATGCCTTATATCGAACAGCGTTCTACTGTCAAGCACCGTCACTTGGTCTTGACCTGCTGAGCGATGGTATCGGCCAGTTTGCGCAGCACGGCTGCGGCACCCTGGAGCGCCAAAATCTCGTCGGGGTTCTTCTCTTTGATGGCGCGTTCCTTGATCGTCTCGCGCTCCTCATTGAGCCACGCGCGGAGCGAAGTCAGAACGGCGGTGTCTTCTTTGCAGGCAAAGATAAGTCGGTCAGCGGAGGCCATAATTCCCTTCGACGGGAGAATTAATTACGACTGATGAGGCTTATAGGTTCCGAGTACTGATTGCGTCTCGCGCTGCCGCCGCCGCTCCAAGAGCCACATCGTGCATTCTTCGAGTTTAGTAATGGCGAGCGAAGTCTCGCGGGATGGGAGTACTTTGTTTAGGCTTTTCAGATGCTCCACCAATTTCGGCATCACGTCTTCAGCAATGAATAGACCGTTGACGCCCACTTCATTGCGCGGGCCTTTCTGAAAGTTGAGGAATCCGTACTCGCCAAACTCAATCCGATGCGAGACTTCTTCGTTTATTCGCCGAATCTGTTCTTCTTTGCTGACTTCTTCAATTTGGGCCACGTTTTGTGCCCTCCTTTTAGTTAAGTCCCGTCGAAGGGAATATCTCTAATGCAGGCCTTGCGGCGGACCACCAGGGCCAGCGCCGTTAGGCTGCTGCATCTGGCTCATCATGCCGTTTAGCTGGCCCGGCATCTGCTCCATCCCGAGCTGCTGCATCATCGGTTGGATGTCGTCGAGGTCAACTTGCAGACTGCGAACGTCGCTAATCTGGTCGAACGTCTTGAGAATCTTGCCGAAAAACTTATTGATCGCGCGTTCGGCCTGCTTCGCCACCTTGTCGGCGCCGGGGAACGGCGGCTGCGCGATGAACTGCGCGAGCTGCGTCATGGCCTGGAAGTAGACCGGCCAAATCTGCGTCGCCAGCATGACCATGTTCTGTCGGTCGGACTCGCGATTGACGCTGACGCTGGAGGCGGTTAGCTGAATATCGAGCGCATCGGTCAATTCGACCTTGCTGTGCTTGAACAGGTCGATTACCAGCCCCGCCTTATCGTCGCCAAGGATTTCCTTGAGCTTCTTGACGACATCCTTGTTGCCCGCGCGAACCTGCTCCTGTAGCCGAAAGAGACAGTGCATCACGACCTGGGAACCGAAGTTCCGCATGTTATTGAACGGGTGCGTGAAGCGCCGGTTGGCCTGCTGCATCATCGAGAGCATCGAGATCCCGGGGGTGCGGCTCGACGAACGAATCGGGGCGCTGATTTGCGTGGTTCCTACGCGCTCGCGACCCATAGCCGTGACGACGGACTCGGCCTGAATCGCTGTTCCGTTGACTTCGCCCATGTCCAGAACCTTGATTTCGCCCTGTGGACCCTCGTCGTTGATGAGGTACTTGCCCGGATACGCCGCGGTGGTCTCCTGCATCCCCGTGGACGGACCCTGGTACATCTTCGTGTTGGCCAACATCATGTTCCAGATGTGGTTATTGTGAATCTCGGTTACTTCGCGCTCGAACGGGATCATCATTTCGAGCACGCCGAGGCCGAATGCCGTGTGGGCGCGGTCCTGATAGCATTCCAACACGAACGGCCGCGAATCGTAGCGGTTATACATGACCTTCAGGATGTTCCCCGAAGTCATGTTCCAGATAACCTCCAAATCTTCGTTAATACCGTCGTCGTCGATGTCGAAAAGGATGAAAGTGTCGCCGATCGTGACTGGCGGCTTGGTATCGAGCTGTCCGCCGCTCACGCCGGCCGTGCGAAGGCGGTCTGCGCGAATCACGCTCGACGTATCGGGCGCCGCGGCATCATCGACCGTCCAGTTATTGAGGCGAGCGCGCAGATTCAACTCTTCCCTGTTCATCCACATCCGCATCGTCGCAAATTCGCAATCTTGGATGTTCTTGGTCGCGTTGGCCGGGATGATGAAATCTTCAGGAGCGAGACAATGAATCTTCGGGCCGAATGTCACGACCTCGCGCACGTCGGTTTTGCGGACGGTCTTGGTGTACGGGATGTAGCCGACCACTATGCCGAGCTGCACTTGGTCGATGAGACCTTCTTTTACGCCGGGCTCGAAGTTCCAGAAGCCCGATTCGACGCCATGATTAACCAAATCCTGCACCGCGTCGGCGGTATCATCGAAGTCGGCCTTGCGAGAGCGGATAGTGAGCGGCGGCTTGACCTGAAATATAAGGTCTTCGGCCTGTGAGATGACCGTATCGCAGGCCATCGCGCCGATGGTGACCTCGATTACCGGCGCGTTTTCAAATGGTAGCCAGCGCGCGTGGTCGGGCGGCGTCCCCTGGTACATGCGGATCGCCGTGCGGCACATATTCTCCCAGCCAGCGCGGGCCTGAAGGGCGCTTTTGTGCTTGTTCTGGAGGCGTTCCTTGAGGCGGGCCCGCTGCTCCATGTTGATCTTGAGCGGCTTGCCCTCCCCGATGGATATGGTGCGCATTTAAGTACCCCCAAGGACGGGGATACCCAGAGTCACATTGTCGGTGGACGACGGATTGTTGTAGGTGACGTTGAGATTCGGCGTGCCTTGCGCGAGGTTTGCGCCCATGATGAGCACGAAGCCGCCCGCATTCATCGGCAGCGGCGCATTCTGGTTGATTTCGAGATTGGCCGGCTGGTCGTTGGTGACGCAGATAGTCCCCAGCGCTGGCATAATCGCGGCCTGAATCGGATGAAACGTAACCGCATCGCTATCAGGCGTTGCGATGATGGTCGAATTGGTCAGCGCTTCACCGACGATGTAGCGCCGCACAATCGGCATATCCGGCAGTGGGATGCCGTCTAGCTCGAAACTGACGGTCATACGTAGTTCGGGCATTTAGACCAAATCGATGAGCAATTCCGCGCCAATGTCGAATTGGGTAACGACAATCGGGCCTGACCATTGAGTAGTCGGGCGTTGTTCAGTCGGAGCCGAGTCCGCACCTTGCCAAACTTGGTTGTACACGTCAACCGCAGTGCCGCCGACGGGTTGACTCTGAATGATGACCTTGCCATCGCCGACGCCCGTGCTATCCGTAACGACTACGATGCGCTTCGGGATGAGGTCATAGGTGCAGAGCGTATACGGCAGGGTATTCACCGAGGACGCCGCATAGGTCAGCGTCCACGTCCGCCCGTTCGTGACGACGGTGACTCCGGCTGCCATTTAGAAACTCGGCTTGGGCATCCGCGAGGGGTTCTTCTGCATCGAGCCAGAGCCAAACCCCTTTTTATTGCCGGGGCCGAAGCCGTCGATGCCGACGCCGGAGCCTTTCTTGCCGCTGGCGCGGTCGCCGTCACGTAGATTCTGCTCACCCGACCGGATACGTGCGATTTCTTCTGGACCGTTTGAACCGCGAGGCATAATCGTTACTCCGTAGCGCTCGAACAGCGTTTGATTTAGCCATATATCAAACATCGTGCTACTGTCAAATTCATGCCATCAGCCCTGGTAATCGATTCCGGCCTGTTTCCGGATGTGGCGCGCCATCTGAGCAAGGCCTACGACGTGCGTTACTTCTCCAGTTGGACGAATGCCTTCCCGCGCTCACAGGAGCAGGCGGTCGGCGTCGGGATACCCGGCATCGAGCGGGTCAACGAGCCGCTTCGCGAGATGATCACGAAGCCGCCCGACCTCGTAGTGGTGCCGGACCTCTATCTGAACGATTACGAGATGGCGGCGCGCAATCTCGGCATTCCAACCATCGGCGCGAGCGACGCTAACCAGCTCGAAACCGACCGCTGGAAGCTCAAGGAATTTCTCGTTGAGCACGATTTAGACGTAATTCGAACGGTCGAAATCCAAGGCATCGATCACGTCAAGGATTACGTCGAAGAACACCCCGAAACCTACGTCAAGGTGAGCGTGTTCCGCGGCGATATGGAAACCCGCAAGGCGCAGGACTGGCTCACCGAATACAACCATCTCAAGAATCGCCTCGGGCCGTTGGGCGACAAGGTTCGCTTCGTGGTCGAGGATGCCATTCCAGACGCCCTCGAAATCGGTATCGATTGCTGGTGGTGCGATGATCGGATGGTCGAGCCGTTCGTGGTCGGTGCCGAGACTAAAGACGCCCGCTACTGGGGCTATGTCTGCGACAGCGTGAAGAAGCTCCCGAAGGAAACTCAGCGCATTCTGAAGGCCTTGGGCGAGTATTTTGCCGAGCATGAGTATCGCGGCTTTTTCTCCAACGAGATGCGAATCCTGCCGGATGGGCAAACGTTCTTTACCGATGCAACTTGTCGCGTGCCGTCGCCTCCGGGTGGCGTGATGATGGCGGCGTGTAAGAATTTCCCGACGGTAATGTCCGAACTTTCCAAGGGGGTTTCCGTCGCCCCCGAATTTGCGGGCGAATGGCTATTCGAATCGGTGTTCAAGTCCGAGTGGGTGCTCAAGCATTATTTGCAGGTCGATGTGCCCAATCTCGACGGCTACACCTTCCACAATTACTGCATGATCGACGGCAAGGTCTGGATTATCCCGCACGAATCGGAGATGGCCGAATTTGGCTCGGCGCTCGGCTGGGGCGGGTTAAAAGAGGGCTTTGATATGGCGACCGAGAACTGCGAGGCCGCGAGCGCGAATCGGCTGGACTGCGATAAGGGCACGCTCGAAGATATTGAGGACGAAATCAAAGAAGCGGCGAAGCTAGGATTTGTGCCCTAGCCGATGTCGTCGCTGCCAAAATCTTCTTCACCCCATAGAACCTTTAGCATAATGAGAATGGTCACGTCGTGGCCTCTTGCATCGGTAATAGATAAGTCGCTTGCTCTCGGGCGTCATCGCGATATTCAGGATAGTCTCCAGGCGGTTAATAGCAAGGTGCTGCTCGCCCCGGTTCAGGCAGATGATGCCTGGCTCGATGGAGATGGCGAGCGCCAGAATTTCAGGGGTTAGCTGGAGCACTCGTACCCCCGTCGTGCGCGGTGTCCTTGACGTACTGGAGCGCACTTGCCGCCGTGAGTTGCCCGAGGACATTGCCCATACTGGCGGCGTTCTTTTCGATGGCCGGCAGATTGAGCATATTCACGTAAGCGCGGCCGAGCTTCGGGGAGCTGAGCGCGGAGCGAATCAGGCCACGCCCACCGAGTAGCACGCCGGCCCCAACGGCTAATTCGGGGTGTTTCGCGATTGCACCACCCGCCCCTGCGATCGAGAAATAGGCGCGAAATGCAAGACCGGCCAAGGCCATACGTTCGAGACGAGAATCGGGAGCAAACCCGCGCTTAGCAAGAGCACCCACAGCGGCATCCTGCGGGCTCTTAAGCAGTTTTTCTTGCTCCGCTTCGGTTGGCTGCTGAGCCTTCTGGAGCGCTTCCATCAGCTTCGGCAGTTTGCCTTCGGGGGCCTTCTCGCCCTTAATCGCCGCGAGATATGCCGCGTGCGCCTGTGGGATGTCTTTCAGGGCCGCTTCGCCCTTCGCAATCGCATCGGTTAGCGCTTTGCCCTTCTCGTCTTGGAGCGCACTATCGTTGGCCGCAATCAATGCCTGTTGAGCCTTCGGATTGGCGGCGATTAACTGGTTCCACTTGGCTGATTTGAAACTGCCGTCATGCCCGAGCAAGCTGAACACCATGTCGGCGTCCTTGCCGTAGAGTTCCTTGATGACAGCGGGATTGTAGCGGTTGATGTCGTCGGGATTCCGTGGCTTACTCAGCCAATTATCCGCGAATGCGGTGCGCAGGCCTTCCTGCGCTTCGGGGGTCTTGGCGCGGCGAATGACGTTGAGCGCGATTTGCGCAGGCTCGGGCGTGGTCGGCGTGCCGAAAATGGCCTGCCCCACTTCGCCGGGATTGCGTGCGCGCGAGAGTTCTCCCATCAGCTTCTGTGGGAAGAGGGTCTTCTGCGTCGCATACTGGTCCTTGATAGCCTGCGGGACGTTGGGCATCAGTTCGGTAATGGCGTCCATGCCCTGATGCGCGGCCAATCGTACACCGGGATTCGTCGAGCCCGCCAATCGAGCCCCGAGTCGCGAGCGCAGGCCCCACAACTCGCCGACGGTCAGGGCTCTAATCGGGCCTTGCGAGCCCTTCCCCTTTTCGGCCTGTTTGATGGCTAAGACCTGCTCGTTACTGAGCTTGACCTTTCCGCCTTTAGCCGCCGTCGCGTCGATTTCGGGAGTCGCGCCGGTCGCTTCATCGATGCGATTGAAAATCTTCTTGAGTTCGGTATCGCTATCGATGTTGTGCCCGTATTCAGCGGCGCGTTGCTTGATTCCAGCGATATTGGAATTGAGATCGTCGAGCTCCTTGCCCTCGATAATCTCGTCCCGATGGTCCTTGATGTAAGGCTCGAACTTGGCCCCCACTTCTTGATGGTACTGGCGCGCGGCGTCGTAAACCGGCGACATTGCCTTGGCCCGCTGCTCGGCAAACGCCGGAGTATCGGCCGTCGCTTCCTGCCGTGCGAGCTGCTGCGGAGTTTTAACCGCCATTCTCTGAATCTGTTCGGTCGCTATCTGCGGCGCTACTTCTTCGCGGGCCTTGCCCACCACCTTGATCTGATGGTGAAGCAGTTTGTCCCTGTTCTGAGCGATGTCCTCTTGGATTTTCTTGGTAGCGTCGGCGGTTTTGGCAGTGGCGTCCTGAGAGAGTTTCGCCTTGTTGGCGGCATCCTCGGCCGAAATACGCGCCTGTTCCTTGCTGACGTTTGTTCGTGCAGTTGCCGCGCGATCGGCAATATCGCCAACGATTTCCTGACGCGCGGCGGTCTGCTTCGTTGCCGCTTCGGCTGCGATTTTCTCTGCGCCTCGAAGGCCAGAAATGGCTTTAGCGCCAGCAGGGGCCTCTGAGGTGATGGCTCCGATAACGGCGCTAGTGGCTTCCCGACCGAGGCTAACGGGGGCGTTCGGCCGCCCGTACATATGATTCAGGAATCGCTCGTAATAGTCGGTGAGAACTGATGCGGCGGCGCCCCCGACGGCAGCCCCAGGTTCGCCCGCAACCATGCCGCCACCGACCGCACCCGCCGTTTGCAGCGCTATGGGCGGAATCGTGCGGAGCGCCATTTCGGGACTAGAAAAGGCCTTTTTGGTAGCGGTCGCAGCTTCGTCGGCATGGAGACCGCCGAGCGCCATCGCGCCGACGCCCTTCGCCACGTCGAGCGGCGTGAAATCTTTCGGATCGATTTTCGAGACGACTGAACGAGGCGCGGGCTTGAAATCGGTCGGGTCTATCTTAGTTGGTTCCGGCATCAGGGTAGAAATTCCCATCGGCATCTAGCCAGCCGGATTTGCCTTTATAATTGCCGTATTGTGGCGGCACCGCTTCAAGAGTCGGAGATACCCCCGCTGTACCCAATCCCATCGTTCCGCCGAGGCCCGTACTCTTGACGCCCTCTTTGAACTTCAACAAGGTCGGCGCACCCGCATCGGCGTGCTTCCGATAGAACTGCGCGGCTGATGTATTGTAGGAATCCGCGCGAGCCTTGAAGGCCGACTTGATGTCGTCGGAATTCTGCTTACCCGCAGCGGCAGCAAAATCCGCCGTTATCTTATCGGCACCTGTGTCAAGCGTTCGCTTCAGGGTCTCGACCTTGCTGTCTTTCGTAGCCTGGTCTCGTTCTTTTTCAAGTCCCTGTTGCTGAGTCTTGTAATCGCGCTCGAACTGGTCCTGACTGGCCTTCATACCCATCATCAGCGAGCGAGTTTCCGCCTGTCCAACGCGCGTCGCCTCACGGTCGGCTTCGGTATCCTTATGAGTCTGTAGGCGGTCGGCACGAGTCGCCTCGTAATCTCCCTGCTTCTGGATTGACTCAATGTCTTTGTTTGTTTGCTCGACGAACGATTTTACCTGATCCGCGTGTTCGGGATGAGTCAATCCCCATTGCTGAAGGTCGGCGATATGCTTACGCTTCGCGGCAAGTTGGTCGTCCAAACTCTGCGGTTGGCCTTGCGGTTGCCCCTGCGATTGCCCTTGCTCATTACCGGGGAAGGATGCCGCATCCTTTTGCTTGTGCATCGCCGCCATGCCGTAAATCTGCTGGCGCGCATCCCACGTCTCGCCAAATGCTTTCTTACCTTCCTTGGCAAACGAGGGACTAGCTGCATCTTCGGGATTCCGGTTGAAATGGTCCTCGAGCATCTGGTTGTAGGCTTCTTTCTGATGGAACTCTAATTGACGCTGCTGTTGCGCATGTTCGCTGAGCATCCGCGTGCCCGCCCCCAGTATCATGCCAAGTGCTGCGGCCATTACGCTCCTGCAAACGGCGTAAAGCCGAGACCATAGCCACCAAGCCCCGTGCCGACGCTGCCGCCGGCCTGAAGGCCTTGGCTGAAGAAGTCCCAAAAGCTCGGCGTCGAGGTGCCAGTCTGGGTATTTTGTAGGCCGCCCGCTCCGCTAATCGCACCCGCAGCACGACCCGCCTGACCCTCCAGTTGCGGAATGGCCTGACCGATGAATGACTGTGCGGCTTCGGCGGGAATCGCGCCGGTGCGCGCGGAATCCGCGCCTTGCTGCTGCGACATGATGGTCTCGGCGAACGGCGTGCCAGCTAGACCACTACGCGCCAACTGTTCGCGCATCTGGGTCTCGCTTTGGCTTGAGCTTTGGCGGCTTGCGTCCACGGCGCTGTTTATCGACGGGATGTTCGCGTTCACTCCCCCCGTCTTCAGGGCTTCCGCCGCTTGGCCCGAGTATGCCGACAGGGCCGGCTTCGCCATCCGCCACTGCTGCTGTCCAATCCTCCCCAAAACGTCGGCCCACGGACTGTTCGTGCTCTGGCTGCTCGTCGATGATTTTCCGCCGCCTGCGCCCATCTCTGGAACCTCTGTCCATCCAATATATGCTACTTGCATCGCCATCGAACAAGTGGGGCACTTCGCCCTGATGGACCCAGCCTAATCTTTCCATCTCCGATTGGAGCCGCGGCTGCTTGGTATTCGCCATCAGAACGGGGAAATGGGCCAGCCCTAATTCGAGCGATTCATTGACGTGCGCGAGCATCGCCTTGGTCTGGCGTTTGTCCTCGCGTACCCAGATACCCCAGAACGCCCCCGACAGGTCAGGGACGAACCAGGTGGCAATCCAGATGCCCGACACGTCAATCTCGAAGTAGAGCTTCACCGTGCGCGCCGACCAGAACAGGATTTCGGTGAGGTTGCGGAGCGGCTTGGCAAAGAGATTCGCGAACTCAAGCGGCTTGGAGTTCAAGTCCAAGTACCACTTGAGAATCAACATCTCGTGGCGGTCGCGGTCGTACTCGATCATTCTACTGATTCAAGGCGCCGAAATTTATCACAATCGCACCGCAAAGTAGTGTAGTTCGTCTCAGACCATCGCCTGTTGCCCTGTATGCCATATTCGGTCTTTTGCCTTTGTCCGACGATACAGAGACATTCACCGACCCTATCGCTATGGCTAAAATCTACATGCCCGCATCGGCACTTGGGATGCTTCACGACGATTCGCTCTGCTCCCCGAGCCAGACATCCGCCCAAATGCCGTATATTTCGACACGACTTGTAAGTAAACACCCGTCAAGCCGGACACCATCGAAGAATCTGCCGTGATGCTGACTAATCGGCAATTCGATGGTGCTCCGCTCGGTATTCGTGATCTGCGGCAGTATGGTCTCAACGCCATCCACGATTATGGTTGGGGTCAGTTTTTCGGGCGACCCCAATGGGCGGCTTTTCCAGCAATCGACCGCAATGTAGAGCCGCTGGCCGGTGAACTGGGCGCCGCTGTCGGGCATGTCGCCGGGCGACTGAATCTCGAAATCAACGCACGCGGTAGGTTTCGGCGGGATTACGGTGATTCCGATAATCTGATGGAACTGTCCGCCGAGATATTCGTTCGTGAGCGTCGCGCCGCCATCGGTCGAAAAGACGTTCGTGAACTCATCGAGCGCGTTCGCATTCTTGAGTCCAAGACCCAAGGACGTATTGTCGGGAGCGCCGACGATCCCTGAAAACGACGAAAAGGCGAACGACGGCACTTCGGGCAGCGTCGAGATGGTCAGCGCCCATGACGACGTGCCAAATACGGACGCCGCAATGACGGCTTCGGTAGACACAGGGCTAATCGAAGTAACGCGCCGACCTGTTACATAGAGCGTTCCGCCTATTTCGGCGATTTGGTCGAACTCGTCCGCAGGCACGCTCGGGGGGTTATTCGGCGAGGTGTACCCGTACTGCCATGCCTGGTCGGGGGCGGTGGCATAAACGATGCCGTAGTTCGGGTCGGGCGACGAACCGCCTTTCGCGGCTATACCAATCCAGAGATTGAGCCGCGATGAAAACCACAACGGCGAGCGATTGTTAGTCGAAGACCAAGGGTAATTAGCGCCCTGAATCGTGCCGGTCCAGGTCGTGCCGTTCGTCGATTTCCAGACCTTCGTCGTGCCAATCGCCCAAAGTGTCGTGCCGTCGTCGTAAATCTGCTGATAGAAATGGTCGCTCGATTCGCGAACCGTCCAAACGGCTGCGCCACTGGGTGAGGTCCAGATGTCATCGCCAACCGCGACCCAAAGATTCAGCCGTGGAATCCATTTGAGTCCCTGCACCGCGTCGAAGCTCGCATCGGTGTTGAGGTTGACGAGCGTCCAAGCGGTTTTCGGCGAAGTCGAAATATAGACCGACGTGTTGCCGTTCTCGTCGTAGGCGCCAATGGCGTAGGTCGTCCCGTCGAAATCGATGGCCTGCGACCCGCTCTGCGGCTGACGATTATTGCCACCGCCTCCGACGAAGGTGTTGAAGTCCGTGGGGCCGCTGACGAACGGAATCGCCCACGAACCATCCCACGCGGCAATCATCGCCGGATTGGTGAAGTTGGTCGAGATGACTGTGGTGCCGTCGTAGTAGAGGTCGCCGCCCCAGTTGGTCAGTCCCGTCGGGACGCCCGCAGCCAACGCGAGCGCGCCGAGGCCCGCCAGCGGCGTGTAGGTCTTGAGGTCGTCCGTGCCGAGAATCGGCTCGGCGGGCAACGCGGTCGGAATATTGTTCGCGACGTAAGCTGGATTAGCCATCGCTGAGGCTCCCCGGATGCTCGAACAGATAAACAGTACCGCCAAAAGCAACCGCAAACTCGCCCGTTTGATGTTCATAATAACCTGCGGTGAGGATGCGCCCTGGCTGCCGCCAAACTGGGCCGGCTGTCCCGTCATAGGTGAGACCAAGAGTCAGGGCTTCCCCATCGCTAAATATCACTTCGTTGCGCGACTCCTCGGCCCAGACCGGCCCGGTCGTTTCGTTCCACGCGATGAGGACGTTCTCCTCGGGCTGCCCGCGAAAGATGGGCGCCAACTCGCGGAAACCGATGAGCACTGAGCCCGAGTAGTTCATTATGCGGATGCCGTCGGGAGCCCACGACATAATGCCGATGAGCTTGACCGGCACCACCGTGTAGGGCTTGAGCGTGCCGAGCGAGTCGTCGATGGCGGGAAAGGAAATCTGTGGATAAGTGCCGAAGCCGCGATAGCACCGCGCCGTCGAGTACACCCAAATCTGCCCGTCCCACTCCGTCACTTTCTGAATCGGGTCGTTCGAGGAGGATACCGGATAGGCCTGACCCACGCTCTCGGGACGCCCTGGTGGCGATGAATAGACATACCCAGTTGCCGCGCTGTCGCGAGCAAACAGCATCGTATTGTCGGGGGATGGCCCGTAGGCGTCGTCATAGGTGGACTGCGGGTTGAGGTTATCGAACAGCAGGCCTTGGTCGGTGAGCGTCTGGGTCGAGTTGATACCCTGGAAGGTCCAGACCGCCGAGTTGTCCGCGGTGGTCTGCAAGCCCTGATTCGTCCAGACCACGGTGCCGTCGAGGATAGTGCTGCCGATACCCGGGCTGGCCGCCCAATTTGGTTGGGTGGTGGCCGAGGTGCCGCGCGTCGTCACGATCCAGAACTGGCCGTTCGCCTTGCGCGGCGCGATAGTCTCGTTGAGCAGAAAGATGGAAACCGGCGACCAGTCCGTCGTCGGGATTTTCCACGGCGGCGGCTGTGCGCCGGTCGTCCCCGGAGTCGTCAACTTGAAGTAATAGCCGTTGCCCGCGTCGATGTAGTACGGCGCCGTGCTCGGCAGAGTCGGCGGCGTCACGGGCGGGACCATGATATTCGCCGTCCACGGCGTCTGCGCCAATGGAATAGTGAAGTCGGTCACACTATCGAGATAGGTCGTGGTGGTGTTGTCCCAAATGGTATCGAGCAGGAAGGCCGGGAAGGTCGGGCCGGGAAGTATCTGGGCGACCGAGCGATAGATATTGCGCGCGCCCACCTGTAAGTCGGTCGAGGTCGGGATATTCGTCAGTTGGACCTTGTTGTCCGCTACAGCAGAGATGCGAGTCGGGGTCGCCTGCGGGTTGGATTCCGAGCCGGTGACGAGATTCTGGAAGGTCGTATAATAGATGTATTCCGAGCCACCATTGCCTACGGCCGGTCCCGCGCCAAGGCCGGCGCCGCCCGAGAGTGTGAAGTTGTCGAGGTAGTACTTAGCGGTGGCGACGAACAGGATGCCCGCCTGAATCCGGTAACCCTGCACCATGCTCCAGTCGAGTTGGGTATTGTCGCCGTGACGCATGAACTGGGACTTGGGCAAGGTCAATTGCTGCCACTGGCCCGGCTGGAAGGTGATTTCCAACTGGATGCTGCGGCGGAAGTCGGGGCCGCGCTGGACGCGGGAGCCTGGATTCAGCAAACCGACGCCGAAGCTATACCAATCCTTCTTGAAGCTGCCGTCATTTATATCAACGTCGATTTCGATCCACGTCGCGGGCTGGGTCGCCCCGAAGTTATCGATGTAGAGCCAAATCTGGAACACATCCGTATTGAGCGAGAAATCCCCGCCGAGATACTGCGCCCAGTTCTGCGCACTGCCATATTGCCGCGTGATTTTGACCGGCTCGAAGACCGTCGAGGGCGTGCCTGTCGGATTCATAAAGAGCGAACCATTGCCAATCTGGACGATGGTGCTCTCGTTGCCCTTGGTCCCGCCGACGACGGTGTAAAGGGACGAGGAGTTCTCGAAATCGTCGATAACGATCTGGTCCCACGGCACATTGGCCGCGACCATCGAGTTCTCGGGCTGGACGATGCCCCAGTTGGTGATGGTGCCGTCGGGCGCAATCTTGAAGGGCGTTTTGCCGCCGCCGAGGATGAAGAGGTAATCCTGCAGGCCGGGCTGAGGCGGCATCGAATTGAACGTGATGCGATTGCCGTTGAAGCCGGAGACGACCGGCGCGCCGTCTCTGTAGAGGACCGTGCCATCGTACTGATAGCGATGGTTGTTCCAGTAATAGAGCTGGATGGCGTCGATGTCGTAGAGCGAGACCGAGCCCCAGCGGGAGAGCACCGAGGTCGTCAGTTCGGGGGCGACACCGGAAGCGCGGCGCAAGGCCGCCTCTCCGGCTTGCTCGCGTCCCCCGGCAAGGACCAGTCGGCGGTTAAAGTTCGTAAAGGATATGCGTTTCTGGGGCATTATGAGTCGGCGGCTTCCAGCGCGGAGATGCGCGCCAGCAGGCTGGCGATGGTGTCGGTGTGGGTCGCGATGGTCTTGGCCTGCGCGTCGATGAGGCCCTGATGCGTAGTGAGATTGTCGTTCGTCTCGGTCACGAGCTTATTCAAGTCGTTGTGCAGGCGCGGTCCCTGATAATTGTGATGGTCGATCTGAATGCGCGACACTGGTTTCATAATCGATATTCCTTGTCGTCCCACATTCGCTGCTTGCTTTCCCAGTAAGCCGTGAAAATCCGACTCCACAAGCGAGCTTCGCGTTCGTAGACGCGACGCGCCACCCGTCGCTGTTTACTGTTCCCACTGAATTTCATTTCAGCATCCCGTAGAGCGTGTCGCTGAGTTGCTTGCAGGCCGCGGCGAAGGCGAAATCCTGGTGGTCCGATTCTCTCACATACTCCCGCCAGAGAATCGCCAGCGCGAAGGGCAGCGTCAGGTAATCCAGTGGATCGTCACGCGACTCTGAGTGAATAGAGATACCGTTGCCTGGCTGGTAGTCGCGGCCCGTAGGAAGTCCATGCACCGGGATGATAAGCGGGGAGGTAAGGGAGGGAACGGGGGCCACTGCGATGCTTTTTGAGGTTTCGGTCTCGGTGGTGTAGGCAATGGGGGCCCCGGGCCAGTTCCGCCAGCCAGTCGTCAGCGCTTCGAGTTCCCGCAGGGTCAGCTCCGAGAGCACGGTCTTGTCGTAGATGACGGTAATGAGATTGAGCAGCGACGTTGGAAGCTGCACCTCGGGCTGGCCGGCCGTGAAGGTGATAGGAACGGCGGTAGTGTGCCAGTCGGCCGCGCCGATGCGGGTCATCTCCGAATTGAAGAAGCCCTGAAAGAGCGTCGGGTCGTATTGCCCATTGGAGATGAGCGCGACGAGGCCATGAACGTCAGCGACGCTCACCCTTCAACTCCTTCATGCGGGCGACCAGCCGGTCATGGGCCTCTTTGAACGCCGTCAGGTCGCGATGCTGGAGCACCAGCAGGCATTCCGCGAGGTCAAGCACTGCGCTATCGGCCTCGGGTTGGACGACGGTAGCGTCGGAAGTGCCCGCAAGCACCGGCGTCAGCAGCGTATAGATGACGGTCAGGGTCGTGGGGTTCGTCTCAATGCCTGGATGCACGATGAGGAGGTCTCGGCCGCACTGACAGAACGAGCGAGGGCTATCGGCGATAGCGAACGGCCAATTGAGGTCAATTTGCTGCAGGTTTTCGTAGGCGATAGAATCAAGGTCTCGCCCTGAGGCATCGCGAACACCCAGCACCCGCACAGCATTCGGAAAAAATGCTGAAATCGGGTAAATGACCGTCCGTGGTTGTAGCACCAAGGAAGCTGTCCCGGTTTCTTCATCGAGCGAACCATTGACCACCTGCTGCGAGTAGGAGAGCAGATTAATGACCTGCGGCTGCGTGGTGGCGCCGAAGTTGGGGTCGCGGGCGCGGGACGCCGCCTGCGCTGACATCACGCCGAGGTTAGTCATCGTCTTCGCAATCGCGCGCTAGTTCAGCCGCAATCTTGTCGGTCGCCTCATCGGATAGATTCGAGCAATCGATTCCAGTTTGCTCAGTCCACATCTGACGCGCGATTTTACGCCAGCGTGGCAGCAAAAGTTCCGAAAATGAAGTCATCGAAGCCCCGTTAATTCAGCGTGTTGCGCCAACCTTAATTCCACCTGCGACGGGTCCATGCCCGTCCTTTCCAAATACCGTTTTAATTGCGCCCTGTCCATGAGACGCAGATGTTGAGGCAGCGAGGACGGCAATAACCATACCGCCCGGGCCAGTGCGTCCATGATGTCGCGGTAGTTGCCGCCCGGGAACGCCTGCCACTCGTTCTTCAGGTCGGCAACCTCGTGCTCGACGCTCGAGCGCAGCAGCCGTCCTTGGGCGACGATAGGCTGGAGCACGGTTTCGATGAAGGTAATCTTGTCGGTACGCTCGGCCACGCCCCGGAGATTCCAGTGGACGTTGCGGTCGCGGGCTTCCTTCTTGACGATCTGATGGAACTGGAGCTGCGGCCCGCTCGAATCCATACCGAAGATGGCGGGCTTCCACTTGAACTGCGTCTCGAACATCTTCGCCATCAATTGGTCGGGCGGCAGCCGCTTGGCCCACGCTTCAAGGATGAAGATACGTTCGAGGTCGTCCTGCCCGACGACGCAAATCGAGGCGCGCGAGCGGGTGCCCGCATGGGTGAGCAGGGTATTGATGCCGCCAGCCGGATCGCAGAAGGCGGTCTTGTAGAGCTTATTCGCCGCTACCGTCGGCACTCTTGGGCACCTTCTCGGGATACTTCTCGTGCATGAAGTCGTAGAACTCCTGGCTCATCCCCGTCGGCGGCTTGCTCCTGACCTTCGCGTTATCCCGCGTATAGGCCATGCCGCCCATCACGAATCCCAGGTTGCGGGCAATCTGCTCCTGACGGATAGCGATGCGCTCGTCCATCCGCGAATCCTCGAACATCAGCACGTCATGGTCCTCGATGCGCACTACATTGTACGAGCGGAGGTCGTCCCAATTCAGGGCCGTATAGCCGCGGTTGGACGGCTTGTTCATGTACCAGCAGGTCCATTCCTGCGGGTCCGTGGAGAGGCGCAGCTTCTCGATATTCTCCATCGAGTTCTGTTCGGGCCACAGTGGCCGCTCGCGCTTGGTCACCTCGTCCATCTCGATGATGGACCGGATCATCACCTCGACGGTCGGCTCTGACTTCCACTCCACGTAAATATCGTTGTCCGAGGGCCAGTGCGTGCCGATACCGATAAAGATGCCCGTCCCCTTGGACTTGTCGTAGAAGCGCGTGCGGGCGGCCCGGCGCCACTTGCGGGCGCGCTCCATCGTCGGGGGGCTCAGCGATGCTTCCTGAGCAGCAATGTCGTCGGCGATGATGAGATCGAAATACTTTCCGATGAATCCAGACTTGATACCCACCGCGCCAACAGTCGCTTCAGCCCAGATGGAGCTCCTTGGTACTTCAAGCTGGGCGTCCGACCAGCGCTTTGCCTCTTTGGGATTCTCCCAGACGACTTGGGGCCAGCACCACCAGAGCAACTCGTTCGATTCGAGATGAGCACGCACATAGGACAGATTCTCTTTGCTCTTGAGTTCGTTCTCGCTCGCCAGCAGCGTCCTTGAATTGACCCCATGCATCCCGGGGAAATAGATATTGCTCGCCGCCGGCTGAACAATTAAGTGAAGCGGAATCGAGCGGCTGGCGACGGTCGTCTTGAGATGCGTCATGGGCAGCATCAGCAGCTTGCTGCGCCCGTTGCTGAAATTGGTCAGGAAGGGGCAGACCTCGTCCCGATGGAACCGCCCCTTGCCGAGCAGGTCGTTGCCGAGAATCCACCGGCTGAAGAACCAGAGTTCCTTCTCGCTCTTTTTCTTGAGCCACAGCCGGAACTCCTCATCGTCTACAGGAAACTCCTCCCCGGCCTCAGAGAGCCCGTCCCTAAGCTCCTGGAGGGTAATCTCGCGAGGTGGGTGCCTTTCGACCGCCCGGCCCTTGCGCGGCCTACCTCTGCGCCGGGACTCGGGCATTATGAATCATCTCGATTTGCCATCTAGCGTGCTGGCATTGAGGGCAGTCCTTCGTATATTCGCCGTCGGGTATCCAGACCGCGCCGCATACGCCGCACTTCTCGAACGTGAACGCGACCCTGATTCCATAGGGAACCGGCTCATTCACTGATAGACCTTCACCGCCGGCTCGCGATTCTCGGCCTCGTCCTGCAACTTGAGCGCGGCCAACTCCGCATTCGCCATATCGACCATCGCCTGCCCCAGCCACCCCATCACCCGGAGCTGGTCCACCAAGTTGCCGTAGCCCCTTAGATGGCCGTCCAGAAACCTCACCATCGGCGCCTTCATCTTGCCCGCCTGCAACCGGATATTATTCAGCGTCTTGCTGCTGTCCAAGGAACACCTCCGTCAATATATAGGCCATCATCAGGGCACAATACACGCCCCACCCAAGCCCGATCGCGATTATGAAATCCATCATTTGGCCTCCATCCACTCGCGCAGCGCCTCGACCTGGAACCTAAAGTTGTTGCCCACCTTGAACCCAGGTATCTCGCCGGCCTTCACCAGCCGGTGAACCGTCTGCTTGCTCATCTGCAACCACTCCTCCACGTCCTGCGTCTTCATCAGTTCAATCATGGTCCCCATCCCCATCGTCCCCCCTCGAATAATCCGGCGAAGGCCGCCCCTGCGGGCCATGTAGCAGGTCCGTGCGCGACCCACGGGCCCTCGCCGAAAGTTTCCCGTTCTCCCGCGGGTCTAACCTCGGGCATTCATGCTCATGCCCGCACTTACATTTACGTATAGGGTACATAAGGTCTGAACTCTATACACCCTTGGGGGTCTCGTCAATTGCGATTTTTATTTTTTTGTTGGGCGAGTGGCATCATCAACATTCACACACACGCGCGGGGGGCTACCCCGCCCCGGCGTCGAGCAGCGCTGGGCTAGCACTAGCTCGGACCAGCTAATCCAATGTGATGGAGTAGGCCTCCGTCACATAGCGAGCATATGCAAGGGTTATTCGGGTGCTGACGGGTTAGTTACCCCCGAAGTTACTCCCTACTTGCGGCGTAGCGAGCAGCATTTGCAATGGGTGCTAAGCGCTAACTGCTCAGCTTCTAGCCGTAAGCGTTCGCGCTTGGCGGCTAGTACGGCTCGGGCTCGAACCAGGTTAGGATAGCCGCGGCCCTGGTGGTTCTTAATGTAGCCGAGACCGCCTCGGCGGCATAGCGCCCAGCGACCTGATTCAGACGTAAACGCCATTGTCTTAACCAACTCGGAGGACAAGCTATATCATGCCCTGTCAATGCCGTGCAATACGTGAGCAACCCGGTTACCTACACTATTTGCTACATTCAACCTATTTGCGTCATTCATGCTATGTGCAGCTTGTGAGCTATACGCGCTATCGTTGGCAATGTCTAGCTATCTCATTTGGCGCAATTGTCGCAACTGTGTTAGGTATGACGTATCGAGAAGAAATGCACAAACGCGAAGTAGAGCAGATTGCGAAGGCTCACGCGAAGACCCGCGATGATTGTCCTTGCAAATACTGCCAAGAGGCATCAACGAACGCTAACCCAAGTGAGACGAGGTAACCAAAGATGAAACGATACGATGCGCGATGCACTCACTGCAGGGCCGATAGAGACCACGACGCAAGCGAGCATCAGGCGGCAGTCACGGAAGGCAAGGCGCTATTGCTTAAGCGCATGGATACAGCGATCGCGAACCTGCGCAATCAAATCAACGTACGCTAAACCAAGTCAAACTGTGAGGAGCAAGACCACGATGAAATTCGAGATAACCGTAACCATGATGGATTCAAAGAACGGCGTGAGGGTCGAATCGTGCAAGACCATCGCGCTGCGCAACCAGGACGAAATTACCGAGACGTTTCACGATATGCGGCTCGGCGAAATCCGTGAATTGAATCAACCCGGATACCACATCACGCGTATCGGCTAACCCCGTCAAGCTGTGAGGAGCAAGACAATGGCATACGGAATCAACGGAATGGAAATCGCACGGGCCCACGCCCACAACCCCAACTTCGTCGCGACTGCGCAATTCAAGGGCTACGGCGTCGACAAATATTTGTGCGAGTGCGGTGCGCAGCAGCAGATCGCGTCCACCTCGAAGATCGGCGTGTGGATTGACGATGCAAGCGCGCGAGTCTGCCCCCGGTCGACCTTGGATGCGCGTATCGCATTGAATCTCGCCTAGCAGGTCGAAACGGGCAGCAATGCCCGTCTGGGCGTAATGCGCTCACTGACGAGACCAAGAGGAGACAAGACGATGACCTATCGAAGAATCAAGACGATTACCAGCTACGCAGAACATGCGCGGTACTTGGCCGAATGCGAGGATTTGCCGGAAGACGCGAATTGCATTCCCACGCCTCGCGACATTCCTTCGCCATACGCTTTTAGCGCATCTACGACTGTCATGAAGCATGGCGACGATTACGTGTTCATCAAAGAAACCAAGCATCGCCACTATGAAGTTTACAAGCTGGGCATGGCGAATTTCGCGAACCTGATGACCGATGACGAGGCGACCAACCGATACATCGGCAAGGATGCACGCTAATGGCAGCCGAGAGCGAATTGATCGACGTGAGCATCCGGCCGGTACGCCTGACCAATGACGAATATGCGGACATCAAGCGCATGGCGCAAAAGTACCGGATAAGCGTTGCCAGCCTGACGAGCGCTCTGCTTCACTATGCCCTCACCGACGGCAACATGGTTACAAATGCGGTAAACGCGGCAATGACTGCTGCGCGATGCGCTGACGCGAAACGGCCTGAATAGCTGAGGAGATCACCAATGAAACTCACAGACATGATGGCGAAAGTTAAAACTCAGAAGATCGGCAATGAATGGCAAGCGGTCAACAAGGAGACTGGCGCGATCATATTCCGCGAGGTTGCGCCGCTCGGCTGCTTTCTTGATGACTTGTACCGCCATCTCAAGCCGAGCCTGTTCCAGGCTGGCGGCACGCCCTATAGCGCTCTAATCGCCAGCTAGACCGATTAACTCAGTAACCGTCCGTGAGGAGACGACAATGGCAAACGCAATCTCAAATATGGATGACGTAATCGACTCGCGCGATGTGATTGAACGAATCGAAGAACTTGAAGCGATGGAGACCGATAGTCCCGAAGCACTTGAAACGATGGACGAATTGAATGCACTCCGCGCATTGGCCGAGGAGGCCTCGGGCTATGCGGCCGATTGGAAATATGGCGAGCAGTTAATCCGCGATTCGTACTTTAAGGATTTCGCCCAGGAACTGGCCGAGGACATCGGCGCCATCAATAAAGACGCGACTTGGCCGAATACCTGTATCGATTGGGACCAAGCCGCGCGCGAACTCCAACAGGACTATACGAGCGTCACTTTCGACGGAATCGATTACTGGATTCGCTAGGAGCAATCACGATGAACACGACCCGCACCACCACCCAGGCTTACGAGCAGGATAACCGCGCATATTGGCGCGAGCACGTCTATGATTATGGCGATTTCTATCGCCCCAGGCATGAGGTTAGCTATTGGCGCGCCGCCCTGGTGCTGACGATATTCGCCCTCGTCGCGTTCTATTGGCTCCCTTAATCGGCAGGACAACTTAAATGAAATACCGCAAATGCGGATGTACTCCGAAGTTCAAAACCCTAGGCTGCGCCTGCAAATGTCATTTTCAAAATGCGCCACAAGGGCGCCGCCGCAACGCCTGTACCAAATAACTCCGCAACCGTCTGTGAGGAGACGACCAATGACTGCAAAAGTAATCCACATTCACGACGCCGCAACAATGAAAGAGGCAAAAGCGCAATGGCGCTACACGCGCGGCGTACTCACTGATGATGCGCTACATGAAGCGCGAATCAAGACCGATTGGCAAATTGATGCGCTTGGGCGAGTAATCGTTTACCTGGGCGCCGATCGGGCTTTCTGCTTGATTTTCTTTAAGAATAGCCAAGGTCACGTTTACGCATCGCAAGCCTAACTAATGCGCTGGTATCAGCGGGCGTCCAATCGGGCGCCCGTTTTCTTTGGATAGCGCCGCTTGTTATGCGATCCCCGCTCGGTGGTCACAGTCGGCCGAGCTCCACCGGCCCCGTTAACCGCAGCACGCCGAGCCAATCGCGCGCCATCCCATCGTTCGAGCCCTTTGCGTAGATATTCGGGCTCGATACCCAAATAATCGCATACGCCATCAAACGTAAACGGCCCCTCCTGCGGTTCATCCACCCAAATGCGGGCCTCCCTGCCTCCTGCGCTATCCGGGCGGCGCTGAAGCCATCTAAGCGCGTCCTCCAGCACGGCAATCATCAGGCGGCCCATTGGCGTCCTGCTCGCCTTGTCCTTGTCGTAATACTGCGAGGGCAGGAGCGTATCCGAGCCCGAGCCCAGCGTTTCTAATGGTTCCATTACGCCATGCACCCCCTCTCGAACTCGTGGCGATCTTCCCAAGGAGCATTTTTGGCCGAATAAACGCCCACGCTATCGATCATTCGCGTGAAGGAGGCATCCGCCATCCGCATTTTGATTACCCTCCAGCCGTGCATCGCCGTCGAATGGTCGCGATGCCCAAGGAGCTCACCGATTGCTTTCCAGGTGATGCCGGTATTCTCCCGTATCAGATACATCGCGACCTGGCGCGCAAACGCTATATGCTGACTACGCTTTTTGCCCCTGATAACCTCGATGCTCACGCCGAATTTTCCCGCCACCTTGGCTAATATCTCGTGCTCGTCCATCGTTACCCCCCGGCTAGTTAGGCCGCGTCTTTTGTTTGCCCAATTCGGTCAAAGCGAACATCAATTTCCCGAGTTCTTCGCATGCCATCCGCGGATGCCTCCAAAGCAGCGCATCCTCCTCGTCGCTATTCTTCGGCGGCTCGTCATCTTCGAGTACGAGGCCGCAATATGGACACTTCTCCATCGTTACCCCTCCACTCTATTTTCGGTCGCATCTTGCTCTGTGCGACTCTCTACTGCGCGGCAAATTGCTTCGCCGATTTCGTAGGGAATCTTCGCGGCTTCGGCTGGCGCATGGCGCATGTTTGGGATGAATGAGCGATTGTGCGCACCGCTCTTTTTGAGATGCGCGAATGCTCGTCGGCCGCCCTTATGCGGCTCAATGTTCGGAAGTAACAGCGCGACGTTCGACCACAGCGCATGCCCGAACGGCTTCGCCGCCACCGGCCCAAATAATCGCGATAGATATGGACGAGCCGCCCATACGTTCTCGATCACCCAAGTCTGCGGCGCCAATCGGCCAATCTCGGCCTTAATGCCTTCCGCAATCGATAAATCAGGGTCAATCGGCTCGGGATAAAAACAGCGCATCCCGATTTTGCTAAACTCCTGGCAGGGCGGACTCGCCCACAACACATCGACGTGAAACCGCCTCAAGGGCAAGTTTCTTACATCCGCCACGATGTCGGGCTTGAATCGAGGGTCGATGTCGACGCGGATAACCTTCCAGCCCCGGTCTAAAGCGGGCTGCGATGCCCCGCCAAGCCCCGAGCAGAGGTCGAGCCATACCAACGGCCTCATCGGGCGAATTTCTCCAGCGCCGCCTCTGTGACCCTGAGCGCTTCGCCACTCGAGACCATCTCGGCCGTGAACCTGAATATCCGCCAGCCCTTGAGCGTCGCCGCGTTATATTTCTCGCAATCGTTGCGAAATCCGACCCCCGTCACGTGTCGGCCCTTAATCCACGTACCGCCCTCGATTTCGACGGCAAGTCGATAAACGAAATGGGCAAAATCGAGGCGCCAACGCCGCACAGGATCAAATCTCCAGTTGCGCTCCCAGCCGCGGAGCTTCGCCGCCTTGAGTTGCATCGCGAATAGCTCCTCGTGCTCGCTGCGAACCTTAAGCTTTGCGTTTGCTACCGCGTTGCGATCTAACGATGCCGGGTCAACCATAGGACTATCGACACTCCAATGAATAGGACAATTACGTTTATCGCTTCGATTAGAGCCACCTGATTAAGCAGGTCCGTGTCCATGCTGCTCATCGGTTCTTCATCCTCAGCTTAGCCGTCAGGTCCGCCACGGCCTCGCGCAGCATCGCCCTGCCCTTCTCTACCGCCTCGGGGCTAATCGGGGCTGTACGGGCTTCTAAACGCGGCCGGCGGGCATTCTCAGCGCGAATGCGAACCTCACGATCATCGGCGCTCATTATCCAAAGTTCCCCAGCCGTCGGGATTCTATCTTGGTTCGGCATGGTCTGAATCGCCCGCATTACCGCCGCCATCACGTCTCGAGCGTCCGCCTCGGCAAAGATATGGCGCCAAGCGCTGATAGTGATGTCGTCGGCCGGCTGCCAACGCCAGTTGCCCTTGACCATCCCCAGCACCTTCACGGTTTCTTCGTGGGTCATCGATCCGACTCCTCAAGTTCATTGGACCATATCCTCAAGAAGCGCGCAGCGATCGCATACATCGACGATTCCACCGCTGCATTGGTCGCATGGCTCTAAATCCCAGCCCTCGGGCTGAGACAGGTCATCGACGCGGATGTTCCCCGTCCCGCGACAGAACTCGCAATGGATACAACGGCACGGTTTCGCATTAATGGCCGCAATCTGCTCTCTCAGGGTCATTTGCCCCTCCCGAGATGACGCGCCAGGTTCGCCATCCCCGACGTGCCGAAGTTGTGATGGAAACCGATCGGGGGCCGTGGCGTCGGTCGAAAACCGTAGGTGGGCGTCCGTATTGCCCACAACACCCAGGCCTGCGACCACAGCTTAAATTTCGAGCCCTTGGCGCGGTGGTGGGCCTCGAACTGGCTCCAGATATAGTCGATGTCGTTATCGGTCGAGGCCGGGTTGTACTTGCGGAACGTCTCGCGCTCAGGGTCGCCCAGCGCCCAGCCCTCGGGGAACTCGGTTAGCTGGCGCTTGCGTTTCGTTGGTTCATCTGGCATTATCATTTCGTCCTCCTCACGGGACACCCACCGCACCAAGGTTTTTGGCAGCCGCGCCTCGGGTCTTAATTGACTCGGGGCGTTTCTGCGTTTATAGTCAATCCCGCTACGTCGGAGTTGGATTTCAAAAACCTTGGCCGAACGTGGTGGGCTGACTGCGCTAAGTCCAAATCCATCCTCCCCGGTCTGCGGGCAGGGATGGTTGACCGACCTATAAGACTCTGAGCAAGAGCTTGGTTGCGAGAGAGGCGAAAGGACGCCGACGGGAGTTCCCCCAAACTCTTGATATGGGGCCCCTGCGCCTCTACCAATTCCGTTATCACTCCCCAAGTACACTGGAACTCCTGAAGTCAAAGACAGATTGGGACATTCGCTTAGCGGCTATCTCGCAGTAGCGTTCCTCAATCTCAATGCCGATGGCCTTGCGCCCGAGGTCTTTCGCCGCGCGCAGCGTCGTTCCGCTGCCCATGAATGGGTCGAGGATGATTTCGCCCTCGTCCGTAAATAGTGAGACCAGCATCGTCATCAACGGGAGCGGCTTCTGCGTGGGATGTGGGCTAGCGCCCGCACCATCGCTCTTGTTGACGATAAATACACCGTGGCGACCGCCGCCATTCCATCGGCACGCGCCCGCCGTGTGCATGGCCAGTAACGTTTCATAGCCCATCCCGGGCCTGTCGCCTGAATATTGTGGCATACCGTCAGGCTTCACCCAGATGCACGTGCGTCGGTAGACTAATCCTTGATCTTCGTACACTTTCCGCCATAGCGGGGCCGCTTCGATTTGGCAGAAGGTAAGAATCCAGCGCTTGACTAATCGTCGGACTTGAGCGCCCGTAAAGTCCCGCATCGCGCCCCACATCGGAGCGAAGGACAGGGGCTCGCACTCCATCACACCCCCGCCCCGTTTCACACGACGCTGTTGTGTGTGAGCTTCGGCCTCGTAGGGCGGGTCGGTGATGACGTGGGCGACCGGCTCCAGCCCCGGCAGCACCTCGCGACAATCGCCGTGGTAAATCGTCACCGCCTCATCCTCGTAATACGGCTTCATTCGTTACCCCTCACAGAATCCCCGCACTCCGCCTCATTTCACCGCCATCCGCATCCCCGCCGCTTTCCATTCGTCGGTTGTCGCATAAATCCATAAATCGTGTCAAGGGCCTAACAAGTTTTCTTTAGGTGCTTGACACGATAGTGCCTAATTGGTATCTCACCAGTTATGCAGATTCGGAAACCAGAACGGAAAATTCGCGTGGTGGGGTATGTTAGGCCGAAGACGCACAGCCTACTCCACCGCAGTGCCGCGCGCCAACGCCTCTCGCTGAGTGAGGAGATGGAGCGCATCCTGTCTAACCATTTGAAGGAGCTAAAGTAATGGACGACGAAATCAAAATCGACAAGGGCGTGCCGCTACCGCCGCCACGGGGTAAGTATCCCTACGCGCGCATGGAGGTGGGTGAATCGTGTTTTATCCCCGGCATAACCCAATATGGAGTGGGCCTTCAGCACTTGAAGCCTAAAAAGTTCGCCCGCCACGTGGTCACGGAAAATGGCGTCAGGGGCGTGCGCGTATGGAGGGTCGAATAATGGACGTACAAGTACTCAAAGAATACCGCGACGTAAGCGAGAAAATCGGCAAGCTCTATTCCGACCTCGAAACGCTCGAAGCGCGCCGGGCTGACCTCGAACGGCAAATCCATAATGGTGCCCGGCCTGCCGCCGTATTCAGCGAACCGGGCGTGAAGGCCCGACATGCCGTGGACAAGGACGCCATACCCAAGATGCGGGAGTTCATCAAACGCCATTGGATTGCCAACAAGGTTTGCACCCGCGAAATGGTCTGTTCCGAATTTGGCTGCACCCTCGACGCCGCCATGATGCGAATGCGCGTGGTGGCGCGAGAAGGCCTCGGCCGGCCCGTGCTCGGCCCGTATCGCCTGGAGAAGCCCTAATGTACGACAAGACCAAAGCCGAGGCGACGATCTACGCCCGCGAAATCGAAATGCTGACGCGGGCGCTGACCCATTGTTTCGAGATTACCGGCGCCCGTGGTAATTGGCCTGAATTCGAGCGCGTCAAGGTAGCCCTGCTGATTCGCCTCAACATCCTGCTGGACCTGGAGGAGGCCAAATAAATGTGCTCAGCGGTTCTATACATAGTCGCGGTATTGGTTCTCTACCATGCTTTATACGTTAAAGAGGTGAAGTGATGAGCCACGAATTTAAGACCGTCATGGCCGCGCTGGACCTGCTCGGCTATCCGAGCGAGCCCTACGATAACTGGAAGGGCCGCGGCGACCGCGAGGGCGAACGGGAGCAGGACGCCAGCCACGGCAATGTAGTCTGCGGTCCCTGCTACTACGGCGAACACGACGAGGATCAATGCTGGCATCGGCCGGGGCATTACCGCTGCCTGTGCGCAGTGAGAGGACACAAGAATGGCTGATTACTTCGGCCGCTTTATCGGTCTCATATTCGTGAGTGTGTGGTTGGTCGGATTTCTTTGGATGTTCGTCTATGGACTGGACACCGGGAATTTCTGGCTTGTGGGATTTGCATTATTGATTTGGGTGCCCGCAGGTATGGCGCTTGGTAAGGATTAAGGAGGGGACGCAATGGCTGATTATAGCGAGCGGATGAAGGACTACATTCAGGTCAACGAGCGGATCATCGCCTTTTATGAAATGCACCCGGAAGGCAGCATACAGTCCGAAATCGTCGAGTTTAGCGAAAAGCGGGTGGTGGTGAAGGCTTACGCCTATCGGAAGGCTGGTGACCCGCTTCCGGGCATTGGGCACTCATATATGGCGCTCCCCGGCAAGACTACATACACCATCGGCAGTGAATTGGAGAACACGGAAACCTCCGCGTGGGGACGGGCGCTCGCCGCGCTGGGCTTCGAGGTCAAGCGGGGCATCGCGTCGCGCAACGAAATCGAGAACAAGCGCCATGAACACGTCGAGCCCGATGAACGTCGAGCTTTAGAAGCTGAATGGGATGAGGGCGTACTCCCTGCCGATAATCCTGACCCAGCCGATAGCTTCCAAGCCTCGTCGGACGAGGCCGTGACCGATGCGCAAGCCCTCAGCGTGACGCAGTGGTGCCGCAGCTTCGGCGTCGACTTCAAGGCCGTGTTCGGCCCCTGGTTCAGCGTCGACAAGCCTGAGAAGATGACCAACCCGCAATACGCGATTTTCCTTGAGAAGCGGGATTCGATCGTGCTGGGCTACAGCCAGCGCAATAATCCGCCCTCGAAGGACATCGCGAAGGCTGAGAAAATCATCAACCAAGCCGAGGAGCGCGTCCGCCAGCAGAATCCGAGCACCAACACCAACGGTGGCATCAGCGAGGGCAAGCAGCGGCGTTTCTGGGCCATCGCCAAGAGCAAGGAAGTCGCGAAGCAGGTTCTCGACCAGTTCGGCTTTGCCGACGCAGCCCAGATTCCTTGGAAGGGCCCGGTCTATGACGAGATGTGCAAGGCGGCCGAGGAGGCAAACTCGTGAATACCGAGACTGGCGAAATCGACCTCGACGAGGCGCTGCCCGAGATGTATCAGGCCAACGGGCGCGCGTGCGAGCTGGGCGGCTGCGAGCATATCGCCTCGCAAATCTATGAGCTATATGGCAGGGAGCGTCGCGAGGGCCGCGCCTTCATCTTCCTGTGCGGGTGCTGCGTGGCGCTGAAGCGCGTCGAGCGGGCGCAATGGTACGCCAAGCAAATCAAGAAACTTGAAGCCGAGTACGAGAAGGAGAAAGCAGCGTGCCCTACGAAGGACTGATTTTGACGTTCGTCATATGTAATTTCGTTATGAATTGGCTGACGGTTTGGGCGGTTCTCGAACTTTGGAAAGTGAGGAAGCGATGAAATACGAAGCACGAAACACCTACGTGAGCCGCCCCGGCGTCTGCCTGAACGAGGAGTGCGAGAAGTGGGGCGAAGTCGTCGAGGTCAAGGTGAGCAAATTCGGCCGGCCGGTTTGCTGCCATTGCGAGGGCGATGACGTGTTCGACGAGGACGGCTTCCCGTTCACGGCCACCCGCGACTTCAGGTACGCGCTATGATGTGGATCGTCGATTGTTCAGTCATAGAGTGCGGCACGCGATACTACGAAGCTCCGACGAAGGACGAAGCTCGAACACTCGCCGCGCAGATGTTCGTTCACGCGCCCATCCCGCACAGCAACACTTGGTATTTTAGTATCGTCCCGTGCCTGGATGCGAAGCGATGCTGACGAAGGGAAAACTCGACGAAATCAAACGTGCATGGGGCGATGGGAACCGCCAGAGCGTCGTGTGTCTATTGCTCGCCCATATCGACGAGCAGGAGATCGAATTAAACAGCTTGCGCGAGGCGGTGCGGTTCTTAAACGACGCCGTGCGCGTACTGGAGGAGAAGCCGTGAGCGCCCCAACGCAACCGCTACCGCCAATCTGGGTGCAAATCCCGCTCTGCGCCACGGCCATCGACTACGGCATGGACGATTGTTGGTTCCATGTCCCCTGCCAGCGCTATTTCATTTCGGCCATGCACCACGATTGCCAAGAGCCAGAATGATTTACCTAAGCGGAGCGGTGCGAGGGCCAGTCGCCATCGAGCCGCATTTCGGCTTTCTGCTGACGCCCCGCATCGGCAATCGCCTGCCCGAGGGTGCGACCTGGGCGGCAGATACGGGCTGCTTCCGCCATCCCGATGCTTTCAATCTCGACAAGTACCTGCGCTGGCTGGACCGCAAAGGACCGCGTGAGGCTTGCTTGTTCGTCAACGCGCCCGACGTACCGTATGACATGCCGGAAACGCTCAGACGGGCCGAATCCGCCTTAAGAACGCTGCGTTCCGAGGGCCATCGCGCGACGCTCGTAGCTCAAGACGGGCTGACCGTCGAATCAACGCCTTGGCAGGACATCGACGGCATATTTATCGGCGGCTCGATTCCTTGGAAAGAGAGCGCGTTCGCTGCGCAACTTGTCCAAGCGGCCCGCGCTCGTGGCGTATGGGCGCACTATGGCCGCGTGAATACACCAGAGCGAATTATCTTGGCGGCGAGGGCGGGGGCCGATTCGGTTGACGGCACGCGATTAGCCTTCGGCTTCGATGCAAATTGGCCTCAACTAAGGGAGTGGGTGAGATGTATAAATGCTCAACAGTCGTTCTCGTTTCTGGCGGAATCGACTCAACGCTCTGCGCTCTCTTAGCGAAGCGAGATGAGGATTCAGTGGCTATGCTCAGCGTCGATTACGGACAGAATCGCTATGAACTTCAAGCGCTGGACGAACTAGGGATCGAATCGGCGCGGGTCCACGTAACGGAATTTCCGCGCTCGGTGGACGCTAGCGGGACAAACCTGATTCCAGGTCGCAACGCGATGTTCCTGAGCTTGGCGGCGGCGATGCTGCCTGATTCTGGCGGTCGCATCTATATCGGCTCAAATGCCGACGATCAGGCCGATTACCCTGACTGTCGCGAGGCGTTCTTTATCGCTTTCGAGCAAATGCAGGCTGCTCAAGGACGCGAGGTTAAGATCAAGCGCCCGCTGATCAACATGACGAAGCGAATGGTTATCGCCGAGGCCAAGCGGCGAGGCGTGCCGATTGAGAAAACGGTGAGTTGCTACATCAACGCCGGCTGCGGAGAGTGCAACGCCTGTAAACTGCGGCAGGAGGCCCTTCGGGAATCTCGATGACCTCCGACGGCCCGTCTCCGCTAGGCTTGGGCAGGCGGTCGTCGAAGTCCTTGCCGCTGGCCGGCGCGTCGGGCGCTACCGGAATGACCTCGGCTTCGCCGCCGTTGCTCATATACTGCGAATCATCCAGAAATCTGACGACAGCCCCGAGTCCAGCATGTACGCGAACGGGAAGAACCCGTAGCCCTTCTGGCCCCAGAGAATGCCCCAGGAATTACGGAACACGAAACTCTTAGGCGGTATCGTGATGACGCCCTCGGCGTCGGCCATCGGGTAGGGGCAGGGCTGCGGCTGATCGGTATTGTTGTAGCCGACCAAGCTCAGCGCGTGCCCGCCAAGCAGATTCTCCTTCGCCCCCGGCATCGGAATGTTGCCGTCTCTCGCGTCCATAAAGCTCTGATAGACGCTGACGCCGATGCTCACCGGAAAGCCGCCGTGATGGAGGCAGCCGATCAGGTTCTCGAGAAGCTGCGGCACCGGCGCGTAGATATGCGCGCGGTGGGATACTGCCGTAGCGTAGGCGATCTGTGGCGGCGGTGTCGTGAAATCGCTCTCATCGTAAGGCATCAGGTTGTCGGGGCAGATGCCGTACTTGTTCCCCGCGCGATAGATGTCGGAGATGGAAGCGCCCGCGTCCTGGTCGGTCTGGCCGTTGATTAGCCGCTCGTTGTAGTAGATGAATGCCGGCGATGGAATGAACGGCGTGCGACCCGCGTTGACCTCGGCGATGTAGTACGGAGCGACGGACGAATGGCCCGTGCACGCGCCCTGTTGGCCTTGGTCGGTGATGCGCGGGCATTTACCGATGATCGTCATAAACGGCGGCGCCGAGGTGGCCCCGAATGTCCTCAAGGGCTGGTAGTGCGGAATCCGTGTCGGGCCGTCCCAGAGGTAATTCAGTTTGCGCTCGACGCCAGTGTGGTCAGTAGCTTTGCCGATCATTAAAACCCCCTATTTGATGCGGCGCGACATGTAATCGGCGATGTCTTCTTCGCTGTGGCCGGTCTGTCGTAGCATGGCCTTCGCGTATTCTTCGGCGTCGGCGTTGTCCTTCGGTACGTATATGAGTTTCTCAATCTCTATTCCGTTGTTCATTACTTCACCATATGGACTGACGGTTGCGGCCCAGCCAACAGCAGCGGCTTCAGGGGCTCGCCAAGTGGGGCAGGACCAATCTTTGAGGCAGGCTGAAGGCACGCCGCGGCCGGGCCGGGCACTACTCCTTGCGAGAACGCGGGCAATAGCTGGTTGCTTCCGTTGGTGTACCCGAGGATCTGGCAGGCGTCGTTAATCGCCGTCACCAGATTCGCCGGGATGATCGCGCCGCCAGCTAGGGCCGCAAGCTGCCCCTCGCAGGCCATCACGGTAAGGCGGAACTCCTGCGCTGCGGCGACGTTGCAGTTGTTCGTCGCGTAGAGCGTCAGGACCGTCCCGTCGTCCATCAGCACGTTCTGCCCGATGAGATGGCTCAGGCGTCCACCGGCTTCGGTGCCGGGGATGACCGGCCCGGAGGTCTGCGTAGCGCAGCCGATCAGGGCCAGCGCGATTAGTGCGATTGCGATTCGTTTCATAGTATCCTCCCTTTATAAACAGAAAATAACGTGCAGGCCGACCGCCAGTGCGACGACGATTCCGAGCGGTATCAGGAACGTCCACGCGGGCGGATATGGCGATTTGTACGTTTTCATCGCTCGAAGTCCGCCGCGAAGGTCTGGAACCGCTCGGCATAGTGCGCGTCCCAATCCGCGTCCGTGGGCAGCGTGTGGTGGCCCAAGTGGAAATACATCGCGACCTCGATCTCGTCCATATCCTTGACGTGCCGGTTGAAAAAAGCTGTCACCAGCCGCGTGATGAATGAATCCCATGTCTCGTTGACAATTGGCTGGAGGCCGAAGGCGACTTCCTGCGTATGCACCCAGTCGGGATGCACCTGGAACCGGCCCAGCGCTCGGCCGGCGTCCCCTAACGGCGCGTTCGGATTGTCGTGCGATTCCGTCTTGCCAAGGCATACGAGAAAGTCTGCGGTGTTCACATTTTCCCCGCGATAACCTTGTCTTTCTGCTGGCTGCTGTGGCTCGACCCCAACCAGAATCCCCATCCCGCGGAGAAGGCGACGACATAGGCTTGCAGAACTATTTGCTTGGCCTCGTTAGCCATCTGCGAAGGCTCCGCGCTGAAGTAGATGACCAGGAAGAAGAATTGGAACATGACGACCAGCGTAATGAGGAAGGGCTTGTCGGTCATCACATTGCGGAGCGTTTCAGGCTCCGCCGTGGGGTCGCCCTTGGTAACGACCGTTTCGTGCTTCTCGGTCTTGGTTTCGGTGGTCGGCGGTATGGTTTCGTCGGGCATTTAGCGCCTTCCAAAATCGAGGCCGTAGTGGCCCATCCCGCCCACAAGCCCAGTACAGTTCAAAAAAGCGATAAGCACCAGCAACCCGATTAACAGCCGAATCAGCATATAAACGGGCGGCGGCAAGGTAATGAACGGGGCCAACACGCTCTCCAGGATGTAGAGCACGATGACCGCAATGATCACCCACACGATTAGATAAATAAGGCATTCAAGCATCGGAGTCTCCTTTTAGGAGCCCGGCCTCGGGCTGGCTCGTAGGGGGAGTACGAGCCGTTATGGGCATTGCTACCGGCCGGGCACCTATCCTTTATTGCTTGGTGACGCTATCGAGCGTCGGCCCGAAGCTTACCACGTCCTGCTCCGCAGGGTCGATGGTCGTGGTGATGACGATCGAGCCGGTCGCCGCTGTGCCGTCTGCGTTGGTGCCGGATACGGTCACGGTGGTCACGCCAGCCTGACCCTTCACGGAGGTCCAGCCGCAGGTCGCGCCAGTCGGGTCAACGGTCGGGTCGAGCACGCCGAAGGTCGCCACGTCCGCCGCGTAGGTCGGGACCATAGTGCCGAGAGGGGCCGGGGTAACGCCGTCCGCCTCAAGAGGGTTGGCGTGGATGACGCCCTTGTCGTCGTCCATGAGGGTGCCCGCGCCGCTTTTGAAACTGTGTACTGCCATTTTCGTATCTCCTTATTGCTTAGTTATTGAATCCAGTGTGGGTTGAAAACTGGCTACATCCGTATCCGTATTGCCGTCGATGATCTGCTGGACTTCGGCCTCTAATTGGCCGAGTTCCAGCACTTCGATGCTGGTTCCCCTGACTAGCGCCCTAAGCAGGCGGGTGTGCGCTTGAAGTTGTGCGAGGATTTGCCGCAGCACGCCAAGTTCAAATTGAGGTATTGATTCCGCCATGTATCTTATCCTTCCGCGCAGGGCTTGCCGTCCTTCGTGACCCACTGGAACGTGCCGTCGCCCATCGAGAGGCAGGCGTAGCGAGGTGCCAGCGTTGCGGTCGGCGTCGGCTCCTCCTCCACCTTGGTCGGCGCGAGGTCGAAGCCCTTGCAGGTATGGCAGGCCGCCATCACGCAGAGCAACCGTCGCCCCTCGTGAAAGCGCCCGCGGTGCCCGCAGGTGCAGAAATCGTCTATTGGTGCCGCCATAGCCCACCTCCGTAGCGCCACTTCCACATGAGCCAACTCGCCGTACTGGCCTGCTGTGCGGTCATTGTGACAAGCCGTAAAGGATTAGTCCCCAGATGACGACGAATACTATCGCCAGCATCAGCCGGTCTGAGCGGTCTCGAATGTTGTATTGGCTGGGTGTCATTTGCCGTTCCGCCTATCTAGTAGAACGTCCACGATCTCACGGCGCATCGCAATCATCTGCGCCATTAATTGTTCGTTACCCCTGCTGACCTCTGCCCGACTGGCCTCGCGCGCCGCTATGTTCTCCGCGTGCCGGCGCTCGATTAAGGCCTCCTGCAAATTGAATTGAGCCGCAATCTCCTCTTGGCGGTCGTCGAAGCGTTTGAGCGTGTTCGCCTCGCGCAGGTCGTCCTCCGATAAATGCCGCCGAAATACCCACCAGAGCAGCCCCACGAACCCCGTGCTGATGGTCATTAAGACGGATAGTACCCATTGGAACCAACTCGCAGGCATCCAGAACGAAGTATCTACCTGTGGCGATGGAATCATTGTTGCTAACTCGTTGTCAACCTTTTGCTCACTTCTTGTCAACTCCCGCTTCGTCATTTGCCGCCCCTTATGAGTCCCGAGGGGCGGCGCTACGCTCATAGTTTCCCCTTTAAAAGAACCAGCTTCCGACCGATGCGGGAGGCAATGGGGCCGGCGCGAGGCTGAATATGGACTCCATCTGCTGCTGGATTCGCATCTGCGCGGTCGTCCGCGTCGGCGTCGTGTTTGCGTTGAGGCCCACCGCAATCGATGCGAAAGCGTTGGCGCAGGCATCGACCAACTGCCAAGTGGCCGCATAATCAGCCGTCATCAGATAGGCCGAGGCGCGTCCGCCCCCGAGCATGGTTTGCGAATAATTGGTTCCCGTTGCTTGCGCCGCGGCGGGGGTGCAAGTCGCATAGCTCTGAAAGACGGCCGCCAGTTCGTCGGTCGCCGTCGGCGCTGGTAGCGATGCGCTCACAGACGCCGCCAGCCCTTCGTTAACCAGAGAATTACTCGAATCGATGGGCGTGGTCGTATTCAGGTTGCCAATATCTACCATGTAGCCGTCCGAGGACGACTCGCTAGAGCCAAACACGAATAACGCTGGACCGATAGATTCGGCATTTGGAGCCACCATCGAATAGAGGTCTTCCTGCACGGTCGCGCTTTCGTTCTTGACCGCGGTGGGCGATTGATGCGCCCATACCGTCGAACCGCCGAGTGCCGCTGCCGCGGTAGAATAAATCTCGATCTGCGACGTGGCTACCGGCCCGCTTGGCGCTGTGGCGGTCTGCGTCGGGATCGCCCCTGCCGTGTGCTGATTCAGCCAGCCAACCGCCTGCGCAATCGCGCCGCCCGTCGCTTGCGAGAACGCCGAATTTTGAGTCGCCGGCAGGGTGATACTCCCCGATCCGATATTCCACGCCCAGGCGTTGTGGATATAAGCGTTGTTATGGCCCGTCGTTACCGAGGTCGCGCCGAACGAGGTGACGGCGCTGGCCCCAGAGGTTGAGGCCTGCGTATTCCCCACCGTCAGGGTGCCGCCCGAGCTATCGTAAACCGCGCATAGCGAGCCGCAATACATATTGTTGCCCGCGAGGCTGAACGTATAGCTGGACGGCTCGGAGCCGCCCGCGAGTTTCGTCCAAGTCTCCAGATTGGCGACGCCGCCCGAACCCCACGCCGTATTGGTTTGCAGATTAAATGACGTTGGGATGGTCGTCACCGCACCAACCGAAGTCGATTCGGCGATGAGCATGTCTCCTGATTGCGGTGGCGCGGCGATGCCGTTCGCATCTACAAAAGCCGAACGGTTATAAACGATGCTCCCGCTCGTTCCATTCACGTTGGCCGGGACCGCGCACCCGCGGATGCCGATAACCGGGGGCGCGGTAATCGCGACGGCTGGCGTCAACTCAGTAATCGGGACAATCAGCGTATCGTTCGCGTTCCCATTCGTGGGCGCTCCCGCTACCAGCGAAGATGCGGCACCCGAATTATAGGTGTCGTAGCTGCGACCGGTGAAGGTTGCCGCCGTGGTGGTGTTCGATTTGACCGCGATTGTGATTCCGAGGCGCGTGCCGGCGCCGGAGTAGGCGAGCCCTGTCGGTATCCACGTCGTCGCCCCGGCGGTCTCTTGGGTAGCATAGAGAACGTGCGCATTCGCGACGTTGAGCGAGAGTGCCATCGGCTGCGCGCCCGCCGTAATTAATCCCGCACCGCCCGCCGCATCGAGCACCATCGCCACGATCAGGTCATTGTTCGTGCTGGTGGTGATCGACGTGATATTGGTGGCATCCGTCGCGGTGGTCGGCGCTACGTCAATCGCGGGCGTGGTGCCGTCGGTGTTGCGCACGATCGCAATTTCGCCGATTGAGGCTGCGCTTCCCGTCCAGGTGGGCGTGTAGCTCGCAGGCTCCGAACTCGCCGTTCGGCACCCGCATTTCATGTCGTAAGTGCTGGCCGTTACGTCGACCAGTGAAGCGAAATTCGTGCAGCTCGTGAACGTCCCGCCCAGCGTGGTGACGGTTTTCGATGAATCGAGCTTGAAACACATGAACAGCGTATCGCCGTTGAGCACGCCTGCGGGCACCGGAACGGCATTATTCGCGTTCCCGCTGGCTGCCGTTTGGAAGCTCGTGCCGACGATGATGGTCGATGCGCGCGCGAACGGCGCGTAGGCGAAAAGCATGATTACCAGTGCCAGGACGATCCGCCTCATTGGAGCACCCGCGCGAGCAAATGGCCCGCGTTCGTCACGCCCGACCATGCGCTACTCGTCGAAGGGTCATTTGGCGACGTACACATAATCGACTGGTAGGTGCCAAGCTGGAGGGCGCTCGCTAGGTAGGCTTGGTTCGTATCAGTGCCGAACGAAAAGCCGTTAGACGCCGCACAGGGGTAGTCCGTGCTGCCGATATGGTAGCCAATCGCACCCATGCGCACGCCCGCCGCGTCCTTCTCGACGCTCGCGCGCTGACCGATGAACAAGATGTTCGAGTGCGTCCCGAGGGTCAGGTTATAGATGTCCTCTTGGCCCGCCGTCACATCGAAGTTGTAGCTGAGCGCTCCGAGCGTCGCAGCCGCCACGTTCTGCCAGTTGGTATTCGCCTGTGCGGTGAATTGGATCGCGCCGTTCGCGGTCGGGAAATACGGCACCTCGTAGAACGTCGCAAGGGCGCTGGCAGGACAGGCCGTGCCCGAGTCGTAGATGCCGAACGGGCCGAAGTCCGTAGTGCCGCCCGCGCCGAGTTCATAATCGATCGTGACGCCGCTGCCGCCGCCGACATTGGGCGAGGTCGTAGCCCCCGTCGCGTTGCTGATGAAATTCGTGCCATTCAGCCACGCCGCTTCTTTAGCGGGAACCGTACCGCTGCCGTTGGTCCCTGAGATGTAGCACCATTCGACTTGAGCCCAAGTGTTCAGAGTCAAGGCCGCGCTCACCGAGCCCGCGCCGGTTTGCCCTTGGAGTTTATTCGCTGTCGTCAGACTTAAGGCAGCATAGTCGATACAGCCCTTAAAGACCCCCGTGGTCCCCGCATGGGTGCAATCGTTGAAGCGAGTGATGAACGTCAGCGTCGTGATATTGCCGTTGAGTCGAATCCACTGGACGATACCAAGCGCGCGGTGCGGCTGATTCAAACCGAGATAGATTCCCTGCCCCGGATTCGGCCCGCCTCCGCCCGCGCACGTCGCGGCGTTGGTCGCCGTCACCATATAGTCGGTCGCAGCGGCGTTCGGATCCCACGGCGGCACCGTGATCGTGCTGATGGCGAAGCAATTTGGATAACTCACCGCGTAGGGATAGAGATATTGGCTGCTGGACACGCCAATCGGATTAAGGGCGCCGTAGCCGCCCCAGTCGCCCCAAGCTATCCAGTTGCGCGTCTGCGCGTGCGCGGGCACCGCCCACAGACAGAACGCTAGGATTATTGCTAGACGTTTCATTTAACTGGTCGGACAGCTAAGCACATCGATTTCAGGGCTCGACGGATTCGTGTTGTAGATGAGGTCGATCGCCAATGAATGACCCGTGGTGGTTGGCATCGTCGGAAGCGCCGTCGGGCATCCGGTCGTATAGACAATCGCCTCACCCGAGCCCGCAGTGAACGTCACCGTATCGCTATGACCGCCACTACGCTGGGTGAAAATAATGTGCGCCGTCCACATATGAGCCGGAGCCGCACCCGAAGCGAATGTCGTCAGCGTGAGGCTGCCAGGCGTGACTTCAGTGAAGCATTCTTTCACGGGTGCTGAGGTATTTGTCGGCGTCAAGGTCGGTGTCGTGCCGGTCAACGTCGTGCAAGCCGGAGTTCCGCTCGGCCCCGTGGCGCCAGTTGGTCCGGTTGCTCCAGCAGGTCCAGTGGCCCCCGCAGGTCCAGTGGCTCCCGCAGGACCAGTCGGCCCCGTTGCCCCGACTCCACCGCCACCGCCCGACGGTCCCGTCGCTCCCGTAGGCCCTGTCGCACCGTCCACTCCAGTCGGCCCTGTAGCCCCTGCTGGGCCGCTCGGTCCCGTGGAGCCTGCGCCGGTCGGTCCAGCAGGGCCTGTGGCTCCCGCAGGTCCAACCGCGCCACCTCCGAACCAGGTGAATAGCGCCGATCCGTTGGAGCCCGCCGCACCATTGCTGGTCCCGCCCGTACCCGCAGCGCCCCCAGTTCCAATCGTTACAGTGAACGTGCTCCCCGGAGTCGTGTTCACGGTATTGAAGCAATAGCCACCGCCGCCACCTCCACCTGCGCCGGTTGTCGAGCCCACGTTACCGCCAGCACCACCGCTACCGGGCGCATTGGCGGTCGAGCCTCCGCGTGGAGCATCGCCGCCAAATCCACCGACGCCGGAACTGCCCGTTCCGCCAGTAATCTTCAACGCGCCAATCGTCGCAGTGCCGCCCGGGCCGCCGAGGCCAATCCCCGAAACTGCCCCCACGCCACCCTCACCGGGGTTGGCGGTGCAACTAGTCCCGACCGTCGTAGCCGCGCTGCCATTAGAGCCGTTGGTCGCAGCCGACCCCCAGCCACCGCCGCCTCCGCCCGGCCCCCATCCCTCGACGTAGAACGAGAATACGCCGCTGGGTACCGTGAATGTTCCGCTTGAAGTGAATAGCGAGCTACCAGAGGAATTAGGCGACCCCGCGACCCCAGTCGGGCCGGTCGCTCCTGCTGGTCCAGTCGGCCCCATAACGCCCGATGGCCCAGTCGGACCCATAGGCCCCGTGCCACCGCCGCCAGTGCCAGTTACCGCGCGCGTCGTCCGCAAATCCGTGACCGCCACAATCGCCCCACCGCTCGCGACCACTTTCATCAGGATTTGCGAGTCAGGGGCCATCCCGGGTTGAGTCGCATCGATGCAATCTATGAGGTAATGAGTGCTCGGCACCCGCGTAAAGTTAGGCAGACTGGCGTTGCTGCCGGTGGTATTTTCGTCCATCGCCACCCAGCAGGTGCGATTGTCGCCAAATGTGATGGGGCCGGTCTCAGTGCCACGATAACCCGCGTTGTAGGCGATGCACGACGAAGGTGTCATGGTCAGGCCAGCCGAGGTCGTGCCGAGGCAGGACGAGGCATTAGCGACGATAGAAACCCAATTCTGGAAGGGCGCCCCCTGTTCGGACCAGCGGTTAGCGTCCTCCTTCGAGAGCGAAGCATAGAGCTGTCCGGGATATGCCGAGCCGCCGTAAGTGCCTAGCGCCGGATTGAGGTTCGACAGCGAATTGACGGTATTGGAATCGTCGTGCCCAGTGCCGTAAGCGGTGGGTCTATTGACCTTCGTGCATCCCGCTATCAGCAAGGCGATAAAGAGCCAGCGCTTCATCATCCGTTCACCTGAACCGAGCATTTTGCTTCCAGCGCGGTCGGCGTGCCGCTCGGAGTCCCGACATAATTGAGAATATCGTTCGCGGCTGTCGTGAAAGAATGAGTCACATCTGAACACGAAGAAGCCGCCGCGGCGATAGTACACGTTAGTGTTTGACTTGAGTTGTTCTTTTGGACTGCGAGGACATAATTCGTGCCACCCGCTACGGTGATGGTGCCGCCCGAAGTCATTAAGGTGCAATTCAGATTCGATATGCTGTAAACCGCGCCGGCGGTCTCCTGGACGTTGCCGATGGTTCCCGACGAAGCCGCTGGGGACAATCCGTTGATCGTGAAAAACGTCGCGGCGGAATTAGATAGCGTCGCGTTCGAGCCGCCCAACCAAACCCATTTCTGGCTCGTCAATGCAGCGCCGTTCAGCGCGGGCAGCGTGCCAGTAAAATTCGACACGTCCAAAGTCGGACTGCCCGTTACGCCCGTCGGCATTGCAGCCGAACTAAGTTTCGTCGTGTCGAGGGTCGAAGCGGCCGTTAGCGGAGTAGTAACGAGCGCCGCGTTCGGAATAGTCGCCGAAGTGAAGTTCGCTCCACCGATCGACGGACTGCCCGTCACGCTGGAGGTTAGCGAACCGACTAGCAGCGCTCCGTTCGAGGTGACTGTGAATTTATGGGAACCATTCACCAGCAAATCGATGAGGCTGGCCGTGGTTCCCGAAGGCGCATTGCCGACGAAGGGAACCGTCGTGGTATCGGTCGGCTGACTGAAAAATTCCCCGTTCGCGTTGATGGCCGATACGACAGTCCCGTTGAGATAATTGACTAGCGGATTGCCGGATGTCCCGCTCGGCATGAAAACGTCGAGGCCATCCTGGAGGGACAGCAGCGGCACGAAGATACCGCTTTGCGCAACCATATAGGCCGTTCCGTTGCCCTGCGTACCTTGAACGAAAAAGCTGCTCGGCGAATTGGCCGCATCGGAGAGATTACAACCAACCCCACTCGTGGTCGTGCAGACTGCGACTTGGACGCTCTGCGCCCCGTTGGTGAGGGTAGGCGTCGCGGCACGCAGCAGGTAGAGCTTCAGCGCGCCGGTTACGCCGGGGCAGGACATCGTGCCGGTCGTCGCAGTCGTGCCCGTAGAGGTCGATTGCGGAGTAAGACCGAGGCCATTAGTGGGGTCCGCGTTCGTGTCGCCCGCGACGCAATAGTAGTAATCCGTCGTTCCTGACGTGAATCCGCTGACGATGCTCGGTGCCGCGGGTGCCGTAACTGGATGAGCCACAATCGAGCCAGTGCTCGAAATGCCCCCCGGAGGTGAGGCCGATCCAGCCGGACCAGTCGCCCCCGCAGGCCCCGTCGCACCGGCAACTCCGGTCGGTCCAGTTGCGCCCGATGCACCAACGCCTGTCGGTCCAGTCGCACCGGCCGCTCCAGTCGCACCTGCCGGGCCGGTTGGGCCTGTGGGGCCACCGCCCGGTCCTGTCGGTCCAGTGGGGCCAGCCGGACCCGTTGCGCCGCCAAAGCCATCAAGTACATGCCCGCCGGAATCGACGACCTGAACGGTCTGGCTGGCGACTCCCGTTACCGCACTGGCGACGCCGCCGATGATGTTCCCCATGCTATCTACGATTTGAATTGTCTTGTTATAGGGGACCGCGACCGCTTCTAGGATAGGCAACCGGAAGATGCCGACGCCGGTTACAATGACCGCAGCGATTATCGCGAAGCGTAGTCGTTTCATAAATTTGTCAGGGTTCATTGTTCACTCTCAGCCATCGGCAAGTCGGAATTTTCACAATCTGGTACCAGCCCCATTGCTCATGGTGCCCGCCGCTGGTCAGGTCGCCCGGGGCATTCGGCACGTTCAGCGGCACCCAAATCCACGTCAACTGAGGCTTCTCCATGTCGGCGCTCAGCTTCGCCCACTGCTCCAGCGTGTGCTCCCAGGTATAATCGCCGCAGCGATGGTCCGCCCCTTCAAAGGATTCAATCCCCCTCTGCCACGCAGCTATGCACATCCACACGACCATCAATATGATCCACAACCTCACGGCCCGAACTCGACAATGAACGCATGGTCGGTCAGGGTCAGCGGCACCGACGCGGTACTACTGATCGTCGAGATGGGCGATGTCCCAACCGTAATATCGTAAACTTTCACCGTGGGGTACGTGGCGCCCAGGTTCACCGTCACGGGCGTGGAGGCGGTTAACGCATCGCCCCAGACCGCCAGCTCGTATGTCCCGTTGCTTTTCTGCATCAGCAGGTCATGCCCCGTGTCGGGCTCGCCGACGACGGTGTAATTCACCAAGGTCGGAGTAAAAGCCGATGAAGTATCGGCCAGAATCGTCGTCAGATTGTGGATGTACGTGGCCGAGAGCTTGTTCGTGTAGTCGGTATGCAGGAGCCCGTAGCCGTGCCCATCGTCGTGCAGCAGATAAATGAAGGTGTAGCGCCAGCCCAATTTGACCGCCGACAGATAGACGTTCGTGAGCAACTTGCCTTGCTTGTCCTCGCTGATGGCGCCCGTTCCGGTAGTCGGCCAGCCGGTTTCGGTCGTAATTTTTGGCAAGACGGTTAGCTGGGGTATCGTGTAGCCGGTGTACCCATTGCGCCACGTAACCCCGTAATTCGCGTATGGCCCATCCGAGCCAGAGGGACCGCCGGGCCATTCTGCCCACCAGGCTTGATTATCTTCCGGCGTCGTCTCGCCGTTGAAGATCACGTAATTGTGCAGGTTCGCCCAATCGGCATAGACGGTGCCGTCGGGCGCCAAGGTGCCGGAACCAGCCGGCACGACGATGAATTGCAAACCTACGTTGCTGGTCTCCGAGCCCGTGGCGGTGGTGTCGAACACCGGGAGCCCGGCGAGATTACTGTCGGCCTTGACCGCGGCGTATAAGTCCTTCTGGAAGTTCGAGACCGCCGCATAATTAGACGCGCTGTTTATCCCCTGATACGTGAACGGGAAGTTGTTCGGCTCGTTCGGCCCCTCTGTAGCGAACAACGCGCCGCCCGCCTTCATAAAGTCGTACTGGGCGAGGGTATCCGCGATATTGTTCGGGTCGCTATCGACGATCGGCAACTGGTCGAAGGTGACGCCAGTCGTGTTATGCACGCCGATTAGGGTCGTGAGGAGTGAGAAGTCGTGCGTGGCGTCCTCGCGCTCATGCCGCACCCCGAGATACGTGATGGCGGTCGCGTCGGAGGCGGCGATGTCCCCGCCTATGACGATATGGGTAGCCACGCCCAAGGTGTCGAGAAAATCGTTAGCTTTGACTACCAAGGCCCCGGCGGGGGCGTTGACGTACCCCATCGCCGTCAGCGAATCCACCAGCAGAGGCTGCCCTGCGGTGGCGACGGGGCTGGTGGGCAATGCGAGATGGTAATTGTTCCCCGCAAAGCTCACATAGCCGGGGTCGATATTGACCAGATCGTGAGCGCCCGTTGAGATGCCGCTGTAGGACGATGACTTGCCCTGATGGCCGCCGTCATCGTTGAAGTCCCAAGTCAGGTTGACGCCCGCCGCCGCCGAAGCAGTGCCGCCCTCGCAGATATTGTTCTTGGCGATAAAGGTCTGGTCGGCGTTATTCCCCGAGCCGCCCACCCCGAAGCATTTCTGGAAGGTCAATCCATTGGTCGTCTTAAGCGTGTTGTTATAGAGCGTGATGTTCTGGGTGCAGTTCGCGTGCGTGCAGCTCCCGTCGTTCGCTTCCTGGTAGCCGTAATTGCCCAAAGTGCTGGCCGCCGTATAGCAGACGTTCCTCGTCCACAAGACGCTCGAAGCCGCGTTGAACGTATTCTCGTTGTACATGCACGCACTGGCATTGGCAGCGGTGAACGCCGAATTGGTCCCTGTCGTGATGATGTTCGAGTCGGCTGTCGCGGTATGCGAGCCGAGCGTGCCCGAGCCTTTGATGTCGATCGCGTTGTGATTGCAGCCCGGGCCGACCGTGTTACCCTGCACCAGCGAGTCGCCGCCGTCATAATGGACTTGGAGGCAATTGTGCCCGCCGACGTTCTGCACGGTGTTCGAGATCATGTGGACACCGTCGATGCCGAGCCCCGAGCCGAAGTCGTCGAAATCAAGCGCGTTGGTGTATCCGCAATCGTCGCACGCGCCGGCCGTGAACGTCCCCGAATAGGAATTGCCGTTGCAGTCGGTCCCCGAGTGCGTGCCGACCGCGACGCAATAACCGTGAGAGTCCGGGCCTACGGTCGCGCCGCTGAACTTCCCCGGACCGCCATCGTGAATGTAATTGTTGAGATAGGTAATTCCGGGGGCGTATCCGCCCGCGCCGCCAGTCCCTTGGAAGGTGATGCCCTGCAAGGTGAACTGCGTGCATTCGATGCCCGAAATGGTCAGGTCGTGGCGCGTTCCCGATAGCGAATCGACGCAATAGCTGCGAACGCCTTGACCGTTAATGATGGCCCGCCCGGTGCCGTAAGCGCCCATCACTACTGGATGCCCAGGGGTGCCGTGCATATTGGTGATGTCGAGTTGCTCGTTCCAGGTATCACCGCCCCTGAGATTGATTTGGCTATCCGCCACAAACGCCGATTGCACAGACGCGACGTGCGCGAGCGTACACCACGGCGCCCCGCTACTGGTGCCGGGGTTGGCGTCGTTGCACGCGGGCGACCCCGAGTTATCGACGAAGAACTGGTTCCCCGCCGTCGCGCTGCGCACGTAGAAATAGCTGGTGGCCGACGCCACGGAGGCGCACAAGAGCACCGCTATGACGATTAGCCACCGATAAGCCATTTAATGACATCCGAACTCGTTCCACTGATTGACATGGTGCCGCTGCCGGGCGTGCAAACCACGACGTTCGCGGCCGTAGAATCGACGCAAATCGGGAAACTCGTTCCGCTGATGCAGGCGTTGGTCGCCGTTCCCGCGCCGGCCGAGAGCGTGACGCTGCCCTTGCAGGCGTTCGTGAGGCTGCCGATGCTCATCGCGCCGCCTGCCGTCAGACTTGCGCCGGTATTGCCGCTAACCACGGCCCCCAGCGTTCCGTAGTAGGCCACCGCGCCTGCCGCGCCGGTATTCGCGGCCGCAGGGCCAGTTGCGCCTACCGGACCCGTAGCGCCCGCAGGGCCAGCCGCTCCAGCAGGTCCGGTGACGCCGGTTGGGCCGGTGAAAGATGCTCCAGTTGGACCGACCGGGCCGGTTGCGCCAATCGCGCCGTTTGCACCGTTCGAGCCGTTCGAGCCAGATAATCCAGTTGGTCCGGTTGGGCCTGTCGGTCCAGCAGGGCCGGTTGGGCCGGTGACGCCAGTTGGGCCGCCCGAGGGTCCGGTGACGCCTATCGGGCCGGTTGCTCCAGCAGGGCCAGAGGCACCCACGCCGGTAGGTCCAGCAGGTCCGGTTGGACCCGTTGCCCCAGTCACGCCCGCACCAGTTACGCCGGTCGGGCCAACCACGCCTTGAGGTCCGGTCGCTCCGACTACGCCTGATGGCCCCGTTGCGCCGGTAACGCCCGCTCCCGTTGGGCCAGTCGGGCCGGTCGCTCCTGCACCGCCCGTGGGGCCGGTTGCTCCAGTGACGCCCGCTCCGGTAGGCCCTGTCGGTCCAGTGAGCCCAGCGCTTCCGGTTGGTCCTGTCGCTCCGGTCGTGCCCACGCCCGTCGGACCAGTTGGGCCGGTCGCCCCTGCGGAGCCTGCGGCTCCAGTTGGGCCAGTGGGGCCGGTAGGTCCAGTTGAACCCGAACTGCCGCCGCCTGCGCAGGGAATGAATTTACTGGTGGATGCCTGAAAGCAGTAGGTTTGCCCATCGGTCGGCGTCCCGAAGAAGGGGAAGCCGTTGAGCCCTTGGACCTTGAGCTTGCCGCAGCCGCTCGTATTGGTCGAACTGCACTGAGGGACGTTGCGATTATTGACTACATCGCCCGTGAATTGCTGCCAGAAGGATTGCGCCCCGTCATTGAGGCAGAAATCGCCGCCCACTCCCGGCTGATAGCCCCAGCAGGTGCCGTAGGCAGTGGGAGGAGTATTCAGCCCGGGCGTCGGGTCAGGATGTGCGAAGACCGGGATGAGCAGCAACAATGCCGCCGCCAACACCAACAAAAGAAAGCGGGTTTTCCGGTCTTTCATTTTTAGTATCCACGCGCAAGGAAATTTTCGTAAGCCCCTTGGACTGGATCCCAATCGAGCGGCGGCTTCCAGCCGTTACGCCGCAGCTCAAACGCTAAGTCCTCTGCCCCCATGTCGTTCTTGATGGCGCGGAGAATCTTCTTCTCGAACTCGGTGCGATTCTGGTTGCCGAGGTTGGTATAGAAGGCCGCCTCTTGGAGGTTCCCCATGCGCACGGCCTTGCCAGCGCGATTCATGCACGCATCTATCATCGCCCCCGTCCGCACGATGTCGGGGTCGATGGTCGGCGGGATATAATCGCTGATGTCGAGCAGCCGCGGCGTCGCCCAATAGGTGTAGTGCATCGTGATCGATTGCGTCGGCCACGGATAAATCTCGACCTGCTTCGGTGCCCCCGTCACGTTGAGGTTCGAGTTAAGTTCGGCCACGAATTGCGGATACGCCCACACTAGGAAGCGGTTAGGCGCAATCCGGCGATTCAGCGTATCTTCGCTGACCATCTCCAGCGCGCGATACATGAAGTCGCAAATGAACTCGCCCAACTGCCGCGCTTCGGGCGCGAGTTGGACGTAGCGCGGGAGGATGTAGAACGGAATGCCGCTCTGCACTAGCGGCGGAGGGTTGCTCTGGTTGAACAGGAAGCCGTTATCCTGCGCGAAGGGCGTCTCAAGGATGATGGTGCCGTCCTGCTCGGCATAGGCGATGCGATACCAGGTGAGCGCGACCTGCGGGCGAAAGAAAAGGCCGGTGAAGCCGTCCGGCCAATGATAGAACTGATTTGCTTGGCAGGTAGCTAGGGCTTGAGAGTCCAGTAATACGGTCGGATTGTCGAGGTTAACCGTGCAAGTTCCGGTGTTAATAGGGGCCGGGAGGTAAATCTGTCCATATTGGCGAAGGTGTCGAAATTTTGCACGAGCTGCAAGTTCAGCGTATCGCTGCCCGACCCATTGAGCGGCAAGCTCGTACCCGGAGTCGAGCCCCAGATTCGCGACAACCTGCCGCGCAACTTCTCTGACAGCGATCGCCACACCGAGTAAACTCCTCTACTTCTTTTTGCCCTTTTTGGGCATCGCCTTCTTCTTCATCTTTCCTCCCATAATGGACGGCGTAGGCTTGTAAGCCTGATCGGTCCCCATTGGTCCTTTACGATTCATGATAGTGCCTTACCGACTTTGCTGACGATTCCGCCTTTCCTCTTCTTCTCGGCCAGCGCAATCGCGATAGCCTGCGAGCGGTTTTTGACCTTCGGGCCTTGTTTCGAGCCTGAATGAAGCGTTCCCTGTTTGAACTCCTTCATGGTCTTTTCGACCTTGCCCTTGGCCGCTTTCTTAGACATTATCCTTGCCGGCCTTCTGCGTGTTCATCGAGCCGTAGCCCTTCTTCGCCACGCCCGTCCCCGCAATCGGCCCGGACTTCTCACCGATGCGCTGGACGACGTTCTTCGCCGGGATGACGGTTTTGCCCTGCTTGTTATCGGCCATTACACTTGCGCCGCGGTTACCGACAGGCCGACGCCTGGAATGCTTTTCGCCGTCTCCGAACTGACCGGCACATAAACCATGTGCCATGCGATCATCCCGACCGAACCATCGGAGCCCGCGCAGTTAATCCGAATGACGCCCGGCTTCATAATGAATCCGGTAAACAGCGTCGCCGCTGCAATCGGGCCAACGCCACTGGTCACGGTAATGGAGGCCGCCGTAGCGAACGAGGTAACCGGGATATAGAGCGTGCCCGCCGCTAGTGCGTTCAGCTCTGCCGTCGCGCAAATATCGACCGCAGTAACCGGCTCAAGGCCAGCCGCAGTCGGAACAACCTGTAATTTGGTCGCATTGGCGACCGCGCCGACCGCTACCGTGCAATGACCGTAGATCATCGACACGTACACGGAGCCGCCGGCTACCGTGAAGATGGTCTTGTTGGCGGTCTGCGGCAGCAGGATGGCCGGGGTTTGGATGGCCGCGCCAACGCCCGGAGCGGTGATACCGTTAGGGAAATTGGTAGTCGGCATTTTAGAATCCTACGCTCGAACCGTAAGTCCAGCGCCAGTCACCGATTCGCATTGCGAACCGCTGATAGACGGTATGGTCCGACGCCTCGATAAAGGGGTCGTCGAAGGTGCGCGCACGCGGGCGGTCACGCCACATGAACTCAACGTCCGATTCCATCATCGGTGCGGAGAGCGTCCAGTCCTGGGTGCGGTTCATGTAGCGCACAGCGCCCCAAGTCAGATCATCCTCGATAATCGAGTTCGTGTCGTTGTTGGCGCTTCCGCTCTGGCCTGACGAACCGAACAGCACTCGCGCGACGTATCGATTCGCTGGATGAATCATCACGCGGGCCGCCGCCATGTTCTGCGGGCGGCTGCGTTCGTCGTTCAGCAGGTCGAAGTTGACCTGACCCGCCTGTACGGCGGTCTGCGACAAGGTGACATCAGGCGAAGGCCGGTTGGACTGCGTGGTGCCGTCCAAGTCGACGTGCGCGGTATTGTAGAGAGTCGCGTTGTCGTAGCCGGTCGCCACCGAGAACGAGTTATTCGGCCAAGTCGCGAAGGCCTGCACTTCCTGACGGAAACGATTGCTGCGGCCCATGTCGGTCCACATCTCGCCCATCACGCCGTACTTGTCGTCGCGCCACATTTCCCAGGTCACGCTGAACAAACTCCCGAAGGGTGTCGCAGTGACTTGGAAGTTCGGCCCCGGAATCGGCAGGTCGGGTACGAACTGCTGGCCTTCCGGTTTGTACGGTTGCTGCCCCATACCCGAAATCTTCGATGAGATATACGGGTTGGTCTCCATGTCCACGCTCTTGATCCAGCGCGGCCAAAGACGGGGATACTCCTTGCCCACATTGACCAAGTATGTTTGAAACTTGGTTCCGAGCAGGTCGCTAAAGGCTGAGGTTACGGCCGGCATAGTTCTCCTTAACTGTAAATGGTCTGGCTCGTCAGGATGCGAACCTGTACGCGGCCGTTGACTAAGCTCTTTTGGTCGGGGTCGTAGCCCATAAGCTGGAACACCGCATTGCTGGTGCCCGTACCCATGTAGTAGTTCCCGCTCGTGCTATCGAGCAGAAGCTGATAGTTGGTGCCGATAGTGAAATCGGAGGGCTTGCCGGTGCCGAGTGCCGCGGTGCCGGAGGTCGTGGTCGTATCCACGCTGACCTCGAACTGCACAGCCTGGTACGGAAGGACCACCATCGCGTCCGCAGCGGTAACGCCGGTCGCTTTGACCAGCGCGATGCCCGCAATGGTCGGTGCCGTAACCGAGCTAATGATCGCCATTCCGCCCGAGGAAAATTTCAATGGCGCCCCGATGATGTAAGTCTGGGATGCCGCCTCGGCATAGTGGTAGGTGAAAGCATCCGACCAGGCCCCCGGAGTTGGCCCCTGCGCGATGGGCTGAATGTTCGACGCCATTAACGGTATCTCCTTGCTTCATATCCCGGTTGGATCGGACGCCCATCCGGCCCCTTCAGCGAGCCGCGGCGCAAATCGCCTTCCGTGAAATTTGTTCGATTAGGGTCGTATGCGAAGGTTTCGGAATGACCCGCCGCCCCAGCCACGTGGCGAAGCAACGGGTCGCTGCCAAAATCACCACGAGCAGCGTGCATGGTATTCGGGAGTTGGGCGCTGCCTAATACCTTCTGCGCAAAGACGACCGAGTTCTCCTCGATCGCCATATCTTTGTCCATCTGGTGCTGATGGTAGGCGATCATCTGTTCTTCGTCTTCGAGGCGCTGCTCAAACAGCACCGTATCGCCCACTCCGCGGAGGGTAGTGCCGCTCGCGCGACCACCGCCGATCAAATTCTGCGCAACAGGATTATCCGCGCCTTGTACTGGTTTGAACCGGAAATGTTCCGCCCGCGTATGCTGACGACGGATATTCGACTGCGCCTGCTCGGGATACCCGTCGGCGACCGTCAAAAAGACATACCGCTTGCCGGGCTCCTGATTCTGGATTGGGATAAAGCCTTCGGCGTCGAGCTGCCCTAAAATTTCGTTGTCGCGCTGGGCTAGTTTGGAAGCGTCGATTGGCTCGATGCCGTCCTGCGCCTGCCGCTTCTCGATTTCTTCCTGCAATTCGTCGGCGACTTCGCGCTTCGCTTCGTCGCGCTCGTGGCCCGCAGGCAAATCCATTGGCCTTTCGCCTTTCGGCATTACTCAAACCTCGCCGTCTTGGGCTGGAATCCCCGGTCCCCGTGGACTCTGCCATTTTCGTCTCGAAAATCGCGGTCGAGTCCGAGACTTCCGTTGGTCTCGTCTTCCAGCGCTTCCATCTGCTTACGAACGCCGACAAACTCTTTCAGGCCGCCAGCGATGCCGAATTTGCGCAATTCTTCGTCGTCGCTACGGCCACCGACGGCGCGCTGCTTGACGCGAAATTCCTTTTTCCAGTCGCCGGCGAGTACCTGAGCCAAGTTTTCGGGCTCACGCTCCTCGGGCTCGATGTCTACGCGACCACCGCTAGGCAGCAATGCCGGGTCGGGCTCGCGGGACTTCCTAATAGCTTCTTCGCGGTCTGCCGCCTGAATGTCTGAGATATTCTCGCCGACAACGATGTCGTGCGCCGCTTTGTAGTGCTCGGGCGTGACCATCACGCCGGGGTTATTCGCCTGAAACTGCTCGACCTTTTCGTCGATGAGCTTTTTATATTTGCCCGAGTAGTAGGGGAGTTTGTCCGCCGCCATGCGCGAGACGGACCCGAAGGCCGCGCCACCCGCTGAGGTGATGCGCTGGATTTCCTGATCAGCCCGCTGACGGTCTGCCGCGCGTTGCTGCTTGAGCAACTTCGAGACTAGAGCCTTGTCGCCCGCCTCGATGGCGTTGGCGATGTCGTCCTCGTTCACTTCGGCAATCTGCGCCGCGCGAACGGGCTGCTGAACTTCCCGACGAATCGACCCGCCGCTGATTTGGTCAGCGAACGGCTTCATCAATTCGGGTAACGCTGTTTTAAGGCCTGCCGTGACCGATGCGGAGACTAGACCGGCGAGCTTTTCGTCCTGCGTACTCTGCGCCGTATCGTTAGGCTTTTCGTCGGGCATAGTTAATGCCTTATATCGAACAGCGTTCTACTGTCAAGCATCGTCACTTTGTCTTGACCTGCGAGGCGATGGTATCGGCCAGTTTGCGGAGTACTGCGGCAGCGCCCTGGAGCGCTAAAACCTCGTCGGGATTCTTCTCTTTGATGGCGCGTTCCTTGACGGCTTCGCGCTCCTCGTTGAGCCACGCGCGGAGCGAAGTCAGGACGGCGGTATCTTCACGGCAGGCGAAAATGAGGCGGTCGGCGGATGCCATCAGTGCATCGGCGGCTGGCCTTGCGGCGGGCCACCGGGACCAGCACCGTTTTGGCCCATCTGGCTCATCATGCCGTTGAGCTGGCCGGGTACCTGCTCCATGCCGAGTTGCTGCATCATCGGCTGGATGTCGTCGAGGTCCACCTGGAGGCTGCGAACATCGCTAATCTGGTCGAAGGTCTTGAGAATCTTGCCGAAGAACTTGTTGATGGCCTTCTCGGCCTGCTTCGCTACCTTATCAGCGCCGGGGAACGGCGGCTGCGCGATGAATTGCGCGAGTTGGGTCATGGCCTGGAAGTAAACCGGCCAAATCTGCGTCGCCAGCATGACCATGTTCTGCCGGTCGGACTCGCGATTGACGCTGACACTGGAGGCGGTGAGTTGAATATCCAACGCGTCGGTCAATTCGACCTTGCTGTGCTTGAACAGGTCGATGACCAGCCCCGCCTTATCGTCGCCGAGGATTTCTTTCAGCTTTTTGGCGACATCCTTGTTCCCGGCGCGGACCTGCTCCTGTAGCCGGAATAGACAGTGCATCACGACCTGCGAACCAAAGTTCCGCATGTTGTTGAACGGATGCGTGAAACGCCGGTTGGCCTGCTGCATCATCGAGAGCATCGAAATGCCGGGCGTGCGGCTTGACGAGCGAATCGGGGCGCTGATTTGCGTCGTTCCTACGCGCTCGCGGCCCATCGCTGTGACCACGGACTCGGCCTGAATCGCCGTGCCGTTCACTTCGCCCATGTCCAAAACCTTGATTTCGCCCTGCGGACCCTCATCGTTGATGAGGTACTTGCCCGGATACGCCGCGGTGGTCTCCTGCATCCCCGTGGACGGCCCCTGGTACATCTTCGTGTTGGCGAGCATCATATTCCAGATGTGGTTATTGTGAATCTCGGTCACTTCGCGCTCGAACGGGATCATCATTTCGAGCACGCCGAGGCCGAACGCCGTGTGGGCGCGGTCTTGGTAGCATTCGAGCACGAACGGCCGCGAATCGTAGCGGTTATACATGACCTTCAGGACGTTCCCCGAAGTCATGTTCCAGATAACCTCTAAATCCTCCTCGATGCCGTCGTCGTCGATGTCGAAATAGATGAAAGTGTCGCCGATCGTGACCGGCGGCTTGGTATCTAGCTGCCCGCCACTGACGCCGGCCGTGCGCAGGCGGTCAGCGCGAATTACGCTCGACGTATCGGGCGCCGCAGCGTCGTCAACCGTCCAGTTATTGAGTCGGGCGCGAAGATTCAGTTCATCCTTGCCCATCCACATCCGCATCGTGGCAAATTCACAGGTCTGGATGTTCTTGGTGGCGTTGGCCGGAATGATGAAGTCCTCGGGCGCGAGACAATGAATCTTCGGCCCAAACGTCACGACCTCACGAACATCGGTTTTGCGCACCGTCTTGGTGTAGGGGATGTATCCCACGACCATTCCGAGTTGAACTTGGTCGATTAGGCCTTCTTTGACGCCGGGCTCGAAGTTCCAGAAGCCCGATTCGACGCCATGATTGACCAAATCCTGTACAGCATCGGCGGCGTCATCGAAATCGCCCTTGCGCGAACGGATGGTAAGCGGCGGCTTGACTTGAAAGATTAGGTCTTCGGCCTGGGAGATGACCGTATCGCAGGCCATCGCACCGATTGTCACCTCGATTACAGGTGCATTCTCGAACGGGAGCCAGCGCGCGTGGTCGGGCGGCGTCCCTTGGTACATGCGGATCGCCGTGCGGCACATATTCTCCCAGCCCGCACGGGCCTGGAGGGCGCTCTTATGCTTGTTCTGGAGGCGTTCCTTGAGGCGGGCACGCTGCTCCATGTTGATTTTGAGCGGCTTGCCCTCCCCGATGGAGATGGTGCGCATTTAAGTACCCCCGAGGACAGGGATACCCAGAGTCACATTGTCGGTGGACGACGGATTATTGTACGTGACGTTGAGATTCGGCGTGCCCTGCGCGAGGTTGGCCCCCATGATGAGCACGAAGCCGCCTGCATTCATCGGCAGCGGTGTATTCTGGTTGATTGTAAGATTGGCCGGCTGGTCATTGGTGACGCAGATAGTCCCCAGCGTCGGCATAATCGCAGCCTGAATCGGATGGTATGTCACAGTGCCGCTGTCGGGCGTGGCAATTAGCGTCATTCCCGTAGAGGCTTCGCCGACGATGTAGCGTCGGACGATTGGCATGTCCGCGAGCGGGATGCCGTCCAACTCGAAGCTCACGGTCATTCGTAGCTCGGGCATTTAGACCAAATCGATGAGCAATTCCGCGCCGATGTCAAATTGGGTCACGACAATCGGGCCTGACCATTGAGTATTCGGTCGTTGCTCGGTCGGAGCCGAGTCCGCACCCTGCCAAACCTGCCGGTACACGTCGACCGCGGTGCCGCCGACGGGCTGACTCTGGATGATGACCTTGCCATCGCCGACGCCCGTGCTATCCGTGACTACTACGATGCGCTTCGGGATGAGGTCGTAGGTACAGAGCGTGTACGGCAGGGTATTCGCCGAGGACGCGGCATAGGCCAGCGTCCACGTCCGCCCGTTCGTAACTACTGTTACGCCGGCCGCCATTTAGAAACTCGGCTTGGGCATCCGCGACGGGTTCTTCTGCATCGAGCCGGAGCCAAACCCCTTTTTATTGCCGGGGCCGAAGCCGTCGATGCCGACGCCGGAGCCTTTCTTGCCGCTGGCGCGGTCGCCGTCGCGTAGATTCTGCTCACCCGAGCGAATGCGGGAAATTTCTTCTGGACCGTTTGAACCGCGAGGCATAATCGTTACTCCGTAGCACTCGAACAGCGTTTGATTTAGCCATATATCAAACATCGTGCTACTGTCAAATTCATGCCATCAGCCCTGGTAATCGATTCCGGCCTGTTCCCCGATGTAGCCCGCCATCTGAGCAAGGCCTACGACGTGCGCTACTTCTCCAGTTGGACGAATGCCTTCCCGCGTTCGCAGGAACAGGCGGTCGGCGTCGGGATACCCGGTATCGAGCGGGTCAATGAGCCAATTCGCGAGATGATTACCAAGCCGCCCGACCTCGTGGTGGTGCCGGACCTCTACCTGAACGATTATGAGATGGCCGCCCGCAATCTAGGGATTCCAACCATCGGCGCGAGCGACGCTAACCAGCTCGAAACCGACCGCTGGAAGCTCAAGGAATTTCTCGTTGAGCACGACCTGGATGTCATCAGAACGGTCGAAATCCAGGGCATAGATCACGTCAAGGATTACGTCGAAGAACACCCCGAAACCTACGTCAAGGTGAGCGTGTTCCGCGGCGACATGGAAACCCGCAAGGCGCAGGACTGGCTCACCGAATACAACCACCTCAAGAATCGCCTCGGGCCGCTGGGCGATAAGGTTCGTTTCGTGGTCGAGGATGCCATTCCCGATGCGCTCGAAATCGGTATCGATTGCTGGTGGTGCGATGGCCAGATGGTCGAGCCGTTCGTGGTCGGCGCCGAAACCAAGGATGCCCGCTATTGGGGCTATGTCTGCGACAGCGTGAAGAAATTACCGAAGGAAACTCAACGCATCATCAAGGCGCTGGGCGAGTATTTCAGCGAGCACGAATACCGCGGGTTCTTCTCGAACGAGATGCGAATCCTGCCGAACGGGCAGACGTTCTTTACCGATGCGACCTGCCGCGTGCCGTCACCCCCAGGCGGCGTGTTGATGGCGGCGTGTAAGAATTTCCCGACGTTAATGTCCGAACTTTCCAAGGGGGTTTCCGTCGCCCCTGAATTTGCCGGCGAATGGCTGTTCGAGTCGGTGTTCAAGTCCGAGTGGGTGCTCAAGCATTATTTGCAGGTCGATGTGCCCAATCTCGACGGCTACACCTTCCACAATTACTGCATGATCGACGGCAAGGTCTGGATTATCCCGCACGAATCGG